ATACCGGTAACTGCCCGAAGTGCGGTACAAGACTAAAGAACGGGCGTGTTGACAACTGGTCTCAAGTAGGACCCGGAGCGCAAACACAGCCAATAAGACCAATTGCAGGCCAAGGGCTTCCTGGCTCAGGCAGCTCTGGGGGCTCAAGCGGCTTTATGGGAAGCGGCGGTGGAGTAGGCGGATCAGACTACATATCGGAATCTGATCCGACGAAAGTAGACTGGATCGCCGTTGCGATCAACCGAATTCAGCGCGCAATACAGCAGTTGGAGAAAGTCGCGTCGTCCGGATTCAAGAAGTTGTCAACGAGGCTAACCGCGGCGAAGAAAGAAGTCGAAGAGCTCACCAAAGAAATCGATACCCAGCAAAAGGGCTACGAGAGATATATGCTCGAAGCGGAGGCTTCAAGCGCTGGGCTCGATGAAGATATCATCAAAAAGATCCAGAATGGCGCAATCGACATCAATGAGTATGACGAGGATACGCGTAAGCTTATCGATTCCTATATGGAGTGGTACGAAAAAGCACTCGACTGCAAAGAAGCTGTTGAGGAGCTGCATCAGTCTATCGCCGATCTATATGTCGACATGTTCAATAACACGCAGACGGATTTTGAGAATCAGCTTGCGCAGATTGAACACGCTGCGAATATGACAAACAGCAAGATCGAAATGATCAAGGCGAAGGGTTACCTTGAAAACACGTACTACTATACAAAGCTTATTGAAAATGAGAAGCGGAGTATTACTACGATGGAAAAGGAGCTTGCAGCGCTGAATCAGTCATTCGCAGATGCAATTGCTTCCGGAGAAATCGAGGAAGGAAGCGAAGCATGGTACGAGATGCAGGCTTCGATCCACGAGGTAGAAGAGGCACTTGCTGACGCAAATATTCAGCTTGTTGAGTTCCAGAAGACGATACGCAGTATCAACTGGAGTTACTTCGATTATGCTCAGGAGCGGTTCAGACAGCTTAGCCAGGAGGCAAACTTCCTCATTGGCATCATGGCGAACGACAAGCTGTTCGACGAGAAAGGCCAGTTTACAGGAAGAGGCGAAGCGACGGCTGCCCTCCATATCATGGACTACAATGCCTATATGGCACAGGCGGATGCCTACGCGAAAGAGCTGAGAAAGATCGAGAGCGATCTTGCGAACGACCCGAACGACACAGAACTGATCGAGCGTCGTGAGACGCTGCTTGGTCTGCAGCAGCAATCCATCCAGGCGGCGGAAAACGAGAAAGATGCGATCAGAGACCTCGTCTCGCAGGGGATCCAGCTTGAACTCAATTCGCTGAAAGAGCTGATAGACGCGTACGAAAAGTCCGTCGACAGCGCTAAAGACCTCTACGAGTATCAGAAGAAGGTAAGCGAAAAGACGGCGGATATTGCGTCGATCCAAAAACAGTTATCTGCCTATGCGGGTGATACATCGGAAGAAACGCGAGCCCGTGTGCAAAAGTTGAATACTGACCTCGAAAAAGCACAGCAGGATCTTAGGGAGACCGAATATGAGCGGTCGATCAGTGAACAGAAGAAACTGCTGGACGAGCTGTATGACGAATACGAAAAGATTTTGAATCAGAGGCTCGATGACGTCAATGAACTGATGCGCCAGATGATCGAATCCGCTAACCAGAACGCAGACGATATCAGGCAGGAGCTTGAGGAGACCGCTGCTGAAGTCGGCTACAGGATTACATCCGGCATGCAGTCGATCCTCGCAGACGGAATGTATGCGTATTACGACAGGACATTCGAGGGTATTTCGAGTGTTAACAGATATCTTGAGTCAATCATGCTGCTTGTGCAGAGGATGGCGGATGCCTCCGTAACGGTCGAAGATCTGGAGGACTTCGGAGATTTTGTGTGGGAGCACGAAGACGACGGCTCCGGATCAACCGGAGGTACGGGGTCTACTCCTACATCGCCTGGGGCCGGGGGCTCTGGTACCGCCGAAGATACACGGCACGAGGGGCTGAATGACGACGGCAAATACTACATAACAAAAACAGAAGAGGTAGGCGGCAACAGTGACGTCGTGATCATGGGAGAAAAGCTTGTCGAGGTGACAAAAGAAGAGTATGAGCGGCTCAGAAAAGAGCAGATAGAAACTCTCAACAGGCTGTGGAGAGAAGAAATGCCCGACTTTGACCAGATCGTACAGCGTATGAAGGAGCATCCGATCGGCCCGGATGATGTTAAAGAGAGGCTTGCGCAGTATTCTTCCGGTGGTCTTGTCGATTCTACGGGAGCGGCGATCCTGCATGGGACAAAGCAGCGTCCGGAGCTTGTGCTGAATGCGACAGACACGGAGAAGTTTCTCGATGCGGCCAGGCTGATGCGTGAGACAAACTTGTCAGACAAGATGACGACCCGCTTTGCCGGACTTACAGGCTCAATTGGTCATAGCGGTACGTCAATCGGCAGCATCGAAATCGGAGTATCCATCGATCACGTTCAGGACTACAATGATTTCGTGTCACAACTGCAGCACGACCCGAAGTTCGAAAGGCTTGTAGGGGCGATTGCTGTAGACCCGCTTGTCGGGAAAAGTTCATTCCGCAAAAACAGAATCAGTTTTTAATCACTTAAAAGAGGGGCGGTAATATACCGCCCCTCGACGGATGAAAGGGGTAAAACATGAGACAAAGAAAAGGAACTGCCTATCAGGCGGAGTTGATTGAGCAACTGAGAATAGAGAAAAAAGAACTTGAGAAGGAAATTAAGGCTCTTGAAAACGAGCTTTCATATAAAGACGATATCATTCAGGAAAAGGAAAAAGCCTATCTGGATCTGCAGGAGGCGTATGAGAAATTTCTTTTTACATACTCAGAGAGGGTTGAAGCGCTTGCAGAAGCAGAGAACGCGCACAGGGATGCTGTGTGCTCTTTGCGGGAGTTGCAGAAACAATATCGAAAAGAGATGGCGGCGCAGATCGATGAGGTGAGGAAGACAACAAGAAAGGTGGTGTAACACTTGTACGCATACGATTTTGAGTATGACGGAAAAAATCTGAGCGAGTTTGGAATGATCGTGTGTGAGTTCGGTGGAAGTACTGGCGCGCAAAAGGCAGATAAAGGAGCACAGATCGAGTTCTCCATCGCATCTGCGAACGCCGGGAAGAAGAATACTATGACAGGAAGCAGATATGAGGACCGCCTGAGCACCACCTTCCAAATCTGCAAGGATCCGGAGGTATTTGACGACGCGCACATGGAAATAACAGATGAAGAATTCAGGGCGCTCTCAAGATGGCTCAATAGACGTGAGTTCTTATGGTTCCACAGTTTTGACTGGTGTGAGCCGGAGAAAGAGAGGCCGTGGTTTCGCGCAAGCTTTACATTGACAAGGGTGAATGTCGGCAGGGCAACGTATGGCGTTGAACTTGAAATGGTTACGGACTCCCCTTTCGGCTATGGGAAAGAGATTGAAGAGACGTTCAATTTTACGAGCGGCAGTCTCACAAAGACGCTCGCGGATCAGAGCGATGAAATCGGAGAGATCTATCCTGACATGACCATTACGTGTAAGGCGGGCGGGAAATTGACATTGAGCAATGCCATGACGGGGTGCTCTTTCTCAGTGGATAACTGCGTAAACGGAGAAGTGATCACACAGATCGGAGATAGTATGATCATTACAACCTCGTCCACAACGCACAAGGTTGCAAGCGATTTCAACTATGATTGGTTTTGTATTGCAAATGAGTACGACAACAGAGAGAATGCGATCACTGCGTCACTCCCCTGTTCCGTGACTCTTCGGTACAGACCGTTCATAAAGGACACATTATAAAGGGGGCGGATTATGGCGATCAAAGTAAAATTTGATAAACAAAATAATCCCCTGCCGATGCGGTTGATCCTTGCGACAAGGAACGGCCGGAAGATCCGCGAGCTTCCGATCGATGAAGTACGCTTCAAGGATACGCTGATGAGCGGAAGCGAAATCAGCTTCACGGTTTATAAGGAAAAATGTCTCGGCACAGACGGAAAAGTAGACGACAGTTTTTGGGCATCCGTAACAGATCTGAAGCTTGCGTATTGCCCTGAGTATGATTTGTGGTATGAGATCTATGTGGACGTAAACGAGTCCACGGAGGTATATAAAAGCATACAGGCCACATCGCTCGGCGAGGCAGAACTCAGCCAGATCAAGGTGTATGAAATCGAAGTCAATACCGAAGAGGATATTGCGAGGGAAGATTACAAGCCTACCGTCCTCTTCAATCCGGACGACGCTTCGTGCTCTCTGGTCGAGCGCCTTCTTTATAAGGCACCGCACTATCGCATCAAACACGTCGACGAGTCGATCGCAAATATTCAGAGGACATTTAAGTTCAGCGACAAGACCGTATATGACTCCTACCAGGAGATTGCGAAGGAAATTGGCTGCCTGTTCCGGTTTGAGTGCTGCGCCGGGGAATCCACGGCGATTGACAGGGCGATTAGTGTATATGATTTGGAGAACCACTGCGCCCTATGTGGGAACCGCGGTGACTTTACGGACGTCTGCCCGAAATGCGGGAGCGAAGCTGTGCTGCCGGGGTACGGAGAGGACACGAGCGTATATGTTAGCCGTGAGAATCTTGCAAAAGAGATCAATTTTACGACTGACACCGACAGCGTAAAGAACTGTTTTCGCCTTGAGCCCGGCGATGATCTGATGACGGCGACCGTAATGAATCAGAATCCGAATGGAAGCCAGTATATCTGGTATATTACGGACGAGATGCGGAGCGATATGTCAGACGAGCTGAAGGCGAGGCTTGACGCATATGATGCAGCATATGAGCACTATCAGGACGAGGAAGAATATACACTCGATACAATCCTGTTGAATTCGTATAACGCAATTGTGGCAAAGTATCAGTCATTTAATCCTGATCTGCAGAGTATTCCGGCCGTTATCAATGGGTATCCGGCCTTGATGGAGGCGTACTATAACACAGTCGACATGCAGCTGTTTCTTGACAGCGGGCTGATGCCAAATGTTGAGATCGAGACAACCGACGCGTCGATTGAAGCCGGAAAGCTGACGTCCGGCACGGTCTCCCCTGTCGCTGTTGCGAATCTCGAAACATGCACGGCGTCCACGGCGGCAAACGCCGCGCTCGGCGTCGCAAAGTGTTTGATAAGAAAGAGTTTCCAAGTGAAAGTTGGTAACAGCGGCTACGACACATCGACGCATGTATGGACCGGCGACTTCATCGTTACAAATTATGGGAATGAAGAAGACACGGCGACGTCAGGCACCGTTACTGTTACGATCAGCGGCGAGCTGGAGGACTACATCCGACAGAAGATTCAGAAAGCGACGTATCAGGCGTCTGACGACGCGACGGATATCACAGAATTGTTCGCGCTTGGTATAGCAGACTTCCGAAATGAACTGAAAAAATACGGAAGACAGAGTCTGCTTGCATTCAGGGAAGCTTGTCAGGTCGTGCTGGATATGCTGATTCAGCAGGGCGTCGCGGACAAGCAGAGTTGGGCAGACAAAGCCAGCTCCGGAGAATGGGACGATCTGTACACAGATCTCTATCTCCCCTACCGCGATAAGGCTGCTGCGATCGAGAGCGAAATTGAGACAAGAGAAAACGAAATTGCCGTAGTGTCAGGTAAGTATATAATTGCCGGTGAGTTTGAAGATGAATCCGGCGCGAGCGTTGGAGATCTTTCATTCTATGATCCGCCCGGCGTACAAAACTATATCGTAAAATGGCGCGGTGAAATCCATGATGCGCTCAACTTTGAAGCATTTCTCGGCGATGCGTTGTGGAAGGAATTTGCCAGCTTCCGGCGCGAGGACAGCTACAGCAACTCAAACTACATTTCAGACGGGTTGGACAACGCAGAGCTGTTCGCAAGAGCGTCGGAGTTTCTTGATGCCGCAGAGCATGACATAATTAAATCTGCGACTATGCAGCACTCTATCAGCGCCTCGATGGCGAATCTGTTAACAATGAAAGAGTTTCAGCCGATCAAGGATATGTTTGCGGTTGGAAACTGGATACGCGTTCTGTCTGACGGAGGGGTATACAGGCTCAGGCTTTCGGAGTATGAGATCAACTATGATACATGGGAAATGCCGAATGTAGAGTTTTCAGACGTCAGGATTAACGGAGATACTGCGAGTGACATCCAGAGTCTTCTCGACAAAACACGCAGTATGTCAACGTCATATGGCGCGGTTGCGAAGCAGGCAGAAGCGGGAAAGAAAAGCCAGAAGACGCTTGGCAACTGGGCGAAAGAAGGGTTCAGCCTGACGACAAAGATCGTCGGCGGCGCCGAGAACCAGGAGTTCATCATGGATGAAAGCGGTCTCACCGGGCGTGAGTTTATTCCGGAGACCGATGGATATTCCGATGAGCAGATCAAAATCATAAGCCATGGCGTATACGTAACGAACGATGGATGGAAGACGGCAAAGGCTGGCCTTGGAAGATTTGAATTCAGGAATCCGGACACGCAAAACATTGAAAGCGGATTCGGCGTAATTGCAGATCTACTTGTAGGGTCGATGCTGCTGTCTGAAAAGGCCGGTATTTATAACGAAAACAACAGCATCAAGATGGATGAAAACGGCCTGACGATTCGGGCGACCGGCTCAGGCAACGGGAAGCTGTTCTCTATTCAGATGGCAAACGGAACAGAAGTCGCAAGCTTTGATGATCGCGGTAACTTTTCTCTCGGCTCGGCCACGTCGATCGGAGGCGCAACGACACTCGGCGACCTTGCGGACGACGCCATTACGAACGTCGACGTTATGTATATCAGCTGGACGTCTGCGACGAGTGCGCCGTCCAAGACTGCTTCCGGGTGGAGCACGACCGCGCCGGAGTGGGAGTCAGGGAAATATATCTGGCAAATGACCGTGACAACAGACGGATATGGAAACATCAGCAGATCCGAGCCGACATGTATTCAGGGGGCGGCCGGGGCAGCTGCGATTACTTACAGCTTAACGGTCAGTACGGCGGCAATTGTTAAAACCGTCAACAACACATACAACCCGAGTACGATAAGTCTTACGGCGAAGTCGATATCAGGGGCCGGAACGTCGGAAAGTTACGCCGGCAGATTCAAGATTGAGACGTCAGCAGACGGATCGACGTGGTCTTCCAAATATACATCGGACGCAAACGAAAGTAGTAAAACATATACGGTTCCGACAGGAATCGTCGCGATCAGATGCTCATTGTACGCGGCAGGCGGAACAACATCACTCCTTGATCAGCAAACTGTACCGATCGTTTCGGACGGAGCGGCAGGAGCAAGCGGAGAACCGGCATATACTGTTATTCTTACAAACGAAAACCATACGTTCAGCGGCGGAAGGACAGCCGCCATCGCGGGGAATGTTACATGCAGCGTGTATGCCTATAAAGGAGCAACGCGTGTGGCCGCCACAATCGGAACGATTACAGGTGCGCCAACCGGGATGACGACGACGATAAGCGACAACGGGAAAACGACTGCTGCGTTCAAAGTATCCGTCACTACCTCGATGACAACGAAAAACGGGACGCTGACGGTCCCTGTCACTGTAGATGGTAAAACGTTCAATAAGATATTTACATATTCTCTATCCGGGATTGGTGTTAAGGAAGTTGTTGAACAGTATATCTTGACGAGTTCAAAAACGACTACTCCGTCACAGACTTCGACATCATGGAATGACACGCAGCCAACATGGAGCTCGGGGAAGTACATCTGGACACGGTCAAAAGTAACTTGGACAGACGACAGTGTGACCTATACGACGCCGGTTCTGGCAAGCGGCCTGAATGATGCAAACGAGCGATCCCAGGAGGTTCAGTCAACGCTTGATTCACCAACGGCACTTTTTAATAAGTTCTCAAATAATGGAGCGATCAAAGGTATATCCATGAACAACGGGTTTTTCTGGATCAACGCTGACTATATCAACGCGGGAACGATGAGCGCAAGCAGAATCAATGGCGGTACGCTAACGCTTGGCGGAGATGGCAATGTGGATGGAACGTTACGCATTAACAATGCAAGCGGTGCTGCGGTAGTGACTGCGAATAACAACGGCATTACCGTATCAAAAGGGACAATTAGTGGGTGCTCGCTAACGCTCGGCGGAAGCAACAACACATATGGTACGCTACGTATTAATGATGCAAGTGGGGCGGCTGTAGTAACGGCAAATTATGAAGGAATTACGACAAAGAGTATAACTGCTGAAGAGGGCGTGTATATTAAAGGCACCGGCACGAGTTATATCTCTATGCCGCTAAAGTACTGGGTTTATGATGGATCAAGTTATTTAACACGCATTGGTGAATTTCGGCTCGGAGAGTCCTCTGCGTTTGCGCTGACAATGGGAAATAGCGTATTCCGCGCAACAAACGCCACAGTGGGGTATGGCGGGTTTGATTATTTACCAGAAGGACGAGCAGACACGGCGATCGAATTTAAGCATTATAAAGACGGTACGGGGACGACCGGTGACGATGAATTCATTGTATGGGAAGATGAGGATGGATCATCGCCGGTGTCATCTGTAGCATCTACCGGAAGATACTGGAACACCATGATTTCGCCGATAGATTTGCGGATGGAGTACTCCCTGTCTTCAAATAATCGAAGACTCGGCTGGACGGAATTATTCAACGGCAAGATATCTCTCGCGGGGTTGAGCGAAAGCATCGTAGACGTTGACAACAGCAGCTATGAAGCGTTTAACCAAACCAACAAGATCGATATCAATACAAGGTGGCAAAACGCGTCTGCGTATAGATACGAATCCACTATCTCACCATATGCAATAACATTCAATGAAATATCAAAAAGCACATCTGCAACTTCTCGTAATGCATATTTTGGGCTTAATGGGTATTATACCCCTGGAACAAAAAGCAGAATTGTAGCAACAGAAGATTACAGCGACAGACTGTTATATTGTTACGAGACCTCATCCCCCATGTTCGGAGATATTGGCGGCGGTGAGATCGGCGAGGATGGGAACTGCTATATCTGGGTCGATCCGGTGTTTTTGGAGACCATTGCTGAAAACGAGTATTATGTGTTTTTGCAAAAATATGGTACGGGCGAATGCTATGTCAGAGACATACATCCGGCATATTTTGTTGTTTCAGGGACGCCAGGCCTAAAGTTTGCGTGGGAGATCAAAGCAAAGCAGATTGATTTCGATCAGATCAGGCTTGGGACACCTGGCGACGTGGAGCATGATACCATTGAAAGTAATAATTACGGCATTGAATCTGCGACATATATACGCAGTATAATTAAAGGAAGGACTAAAATATGAAAACAGTCACAAGCGCAACAGTTTTTCAGGACAGTATCGGCATGCGTATGTCGATGACTTATTCAGAGGTTGACGAAGAGACCGGCAAGATCATCGCCGACAACAAACGTACGGACAGGGTGATCACTGCGCAGAATGTAAAGGATCTTGCAGTTTCATTGCTTGCGCAGGCGCAGGAATACATCGATACGATCGAATAAGAAAAGCAATGAACAACAAGCCGGCAATTAATATGCCGGCTTGAATCATATCATACGGTTATTGGGAGGATCCATGGACTATATTCATGAAATCAAACTTGACATGAGCCTCACCCAGAAGCCTCCCGTTATCCAGATCGAGAGCGGCGACGGGAAGACGCATTATGTCAAGGCTGTACTGTGCATCGACGGGAAACAGTTTAAGCCTGAGGACGGCGTAAGCGCACAGATGCGATGCAGAAAACAGGACATGTCGGAGCTCAGGAAAGATGCGACCGTCAACAGCGACGGAATCGTCACGGCGAAATTGACCGGGAATGTAACAGATCAGACCGGTAAGGCAGTCTGCGATATCGCACTAACGAAGAGCGGTGCGCTTTTAAGCTCACAGGTCTTTATCGTGGACATACGCAAACCGCCAATTCCTGACGGCGCAATCAAGTGAGGTGAGAACTTGGAATACATACAGGAAATAAAACTTGACCTTAATCTGCGGAGAGCGCTCCCCGTTGTGAGAGCAAAAGAGGGTGATGCGTCCGCATCTTTTATCCGTGTTACTCTTACAAACAATGATGAAACGTATGCGCTGGAGAGCGGAGTAACGGTTCAGTTTCGTGACGCAAAGCCGGACGGCACGGCGCTGATCTACGATTCTGCGACAAAGCATACGGAACTTAATCGGTATGTCGTGATAGTTGAAAGCGGCGGGACCGTTAAAATTGAGCTTACGGCGCAGACGACCGCGGTGTGCGGCTTGTCGAGATGTGATCTCGCATTGATCAAAAACGGGACTGTGCTCAGTACGATGCCGTTCGTTATCGATGTACGTCCATCGCCCTCCGTTGAAAATCTGGCTAAATCAGAAGACGCATTCGAAGCGCTGCGAAATATCGACAAAATTCTTGAGGAGGTTCACGAAGAAGTGACCGACGCAGAAGCGTGGGCAAAAGGGACGAGAGACGGCGCGGCCGTGACTTCCTCTGATGCGGCCTATCACAATAATGCAAAATACTATGCTGAACAATTCAGCGCCTACAAGACATTCTGGGTTAACGTCGATATCGATCCGAATAACCCGGAACGTCTTATAGTGTCAAAAGTGCAATCATAAGGAGGTGGGAGCTGATGGCATGCAATATCAATACCTGCAGCTGCAGAAATAAGCCGGAGCAGGAGTGCTGTGACAAGATCCTGATTTCGCGCGGGTCCACTCCCCTGCTCACCTTTAATGTTGACGTTGATTTGCGCGAGGCTACGGTATATATCGTTTTCTCGCAAAGAGGCGTGATCGCGGTCGAGAAGACCGGAGAAGATCTGACGGTGGAAGAAAGCAGTATCTCATGCAAGCTTACGCAGGAGGACACGCTTGGAATGCGAGTCGGTGAAGTGGAAATCCAGATTTCGTATATCATTGAGAGTGGGGACCGCGACAATTCCAATATTCTCCGCGGAATGATAACAAAGGTATTGAAGAAAGAAGTAATCGAATTTGCTTCTAATACAAACACATCTGACGAAACGCCGGAAGATGACGTGCAGCCGTAAGATTGGGGCGTGATCTACTATGTCAATTAACGCCTCATTCGGCGGCAGCAAAAGGATAAATATCGATTTTTGCGGCGAAAAGAGATTTGACGCGGATCTGGATAAGATCACAGAGCACGTCGAACGGGACTATAAAAAACTGATCAACCTTCCGTCAATCAACGGCGTTACTTTGGTTGATGATGTGACGCTTCAAGCGCTTGGCTTGAAGCACATTTACTATGACACGACAGAAGGTTGGAGTGATAAATCCGACGCAATCTCAGAACTTGGCGCAGTATATATCTACTCGGATTCTTTTTCCGAGGTCATCGACGGTGAGACGATAGCTATACCGGCGATCAAGATTGGTGACGGTGTATCGTCAATCGGGCAGCTTCCATTTGCAACAGAAAGCAAAGCTTACTACGAAAAGCTTCCTGATAAGCCGTCAATCAATGATAAACAGATTTCAGCGGGCAATAACTCGCTTTCCGATTTTGGAATTGCAAAGGCAAGCAATACCGAGATCAACAGATTATTTACATAGGGGGAATGACAAATGGCTGTAGATTTAACGAAGCTTATTGACCTTGATCTGCTTTCCTATTTCAAGTCAAAGCTCGATTTATTGTTTGCAAACAAGGTCGATAAAGAAGCCGGAAAGGGACTTTCGTCCAACGATTTTACGTCTGCTGAAAAGACAAAGCTTGCGAACGTCGCTTCCGGCGCGCAAGTCAACGTTCTTGAAGGAATTCAGAAGAACGGAACGACTGTTACCGTTACAAATAAGATCGCGAACATTTCCGTTCCGACCAAGACATCTGAAATCACCAATGACAGCAATTTTGTTTCTGATGCGTCGTACGTTCATACGGATGAGAATTACACGAGCGCCGAAAAGACGAAACTCGGTGATATCGACACTGGCGCTCAAGTCAACAAGATTGAAAGCATTAAGGTGAACGGATCCGCACAGACCATTACGAATAAGGCTGTCGATATCGCCGTCCCGACAAACACGAGCGACCTGACGAACGACAGCAACTTTGCAGTTGATGCGGCGTATGTGCATACGGACAACAACTATACAACTACCGAGAAGAATAAGCTGTCTGGCGTTGCCACCGGAGCGCAGGTCAATGTGATCGAGAGTATTAAAGTGAACGGAACGGCACAGGCCATAACCAGCAAGGCGGTCGATATTACCGTCCCAACGAAGACGAGTGAAATAACAAATGACTCCGGGTTCATTACGACATCAGACATTCCGGAGGGCGCCGCCGCGTCAACGACAACGCCAAAGGCAGACGGCACTGCTGACACCGGCACGGAGCTTGCCTTTGCGCGAGGCGACCATGTACATCCGACCGACACATCAAGAGCACCTGTCGCGAGCCCGACGTTTACCGGCACGCCCGCTGCTCCTACAGCTGCCGCCGGAACCAACACAACACAGATCGCGACGACAGCATTTGTCACTACGGCTGTATCTGGCAAAGCAAACTCAGCCGATGTTTATACGAAGACCGAGATCAACAGCATGCTCGCCGGCGCGATGAACTACAAAGGCACAAAGGCGACGGTTGCCAACCTGCCAGCCTCCGGAAATGCACAGGGCGACGTGTGGCATGTAACCGAGGATGGTGGAGAGTATGCATGGAACGGCAGCGAGTGGGAACCTCTCGGTTCTGTGATCGATTTGTCCGGATATGTAGAAGACAGTGACCTCGGGCTCGCGACAACGGACGATATCGACGCTCTGTTTACAACAACTTGAGCGGGGTGATTGTTCATGTCGCTTAAAAAGCTTGTTGACACTGATTTACTTTCAAGATTTCTAACAAAAGTTAAGGCTTTGATCCCGGCAGCTGCGACAGCCGCACCTAAAATGGATGGGACGGCAGCTGTTGGAAGTTCTCCAAAGTATGCGAAAGAAGACCACGTGCATCCGAGAGACACCACAAGTTATAGACGCCCATATTATGAACGCGGCAATACAAATGATATCGGTATGCGGCCACTTGTCGACTTCGCACGAGCGAACCGATTAGCATTTTTGCCTGCAGATCAAGTAATTATTGAAAAAACTACTGATGGCGGTGAAACTTGGGAAGATGCAGAAATAGTTGATGGTCATAAGAAAAACCTCTTTGCTACACGTAATGGATATATTCCTATTCCATTATTAAATGGCGAAAAAAGTACATCATGTGGTATAAGAATTACTATCACTGGAATGAAGTACGATGTTCCGGACGGTACGCCGGAAACTGAAAAGTATAATTATTGGAATAACAATTATGTTAAGTCTAATGAACGATATTGCACGTTAAGTGAAATGTGGTTTTGGCTCAGCTCAAATGCTGATGCAATTAGAGCAGAAGTCTATTGTGCAACTGGAGCAAATCCTAACAATTGGATTACAGTATTTGATACCGATTTTGGTTTAACTGGATGGTCTGGAAGTGACTGGATTCGGTGGGATTATGCAAGGACGTTTGGCGGCGGAATTAATCAAACCGGTAACTACTGGAACTGGAGGATCGTTTTCTGGAGCAGAATGCTTGACGGCGATACTACTTTTCGTAGTACAGCTGTTCAGACGGTGGCCGGGATTTATGGGTTTGGTTCAAATGTCTGGGGAATGCCAAATGGTTTAATGCAAAATGATCATTTGTATAAGTGGGATACAAATCAAAATGCACAGTTTCCAGCCAATGTTACAGCAACGCAATTCAACGGTAATGTTAATGGTAATGCTACGAATGTCACAGGCATTGTTGGTTTACCAAATGGGGGAACTGGTTCATCGTCTGCAGCACAAGGATACGCGAACCTCCAAGACAGAGGATATATCTCTGATGCAAATTTAGCCATTAGTCGCGGCATTTACTGGACTAATGACTCTACATTAAATCTGCCAGATCATTCTCCGTCTAATAGTAAACATGGAATACTCAGATGCTATCTTAATGGGAGCGCATCGGTTCAAAATGGACAAAATAATTGGTTATGGCAGTTTCTTACTTATACATCAAGTGATAGAGTCTTTTTCAGAAGAAAAATAAATGCCGATAATTTTACAGCTTGGGTTGACTTATCTGACGCCATGACTGTTAACGGCCACACTGTAGAATCTGACGTTCCAGCTAATGCCATCTTCACCGATACTACATATGAATCTAAACCAGCCTCCTCTGGCGGAACTGAAGTTTCTCTTGTAACCACTGGCGAGAAAGCCACATGGAATGCTAAAGGAACCTATAGTAAACCCGCTGGAGGAATTCCAGATTCCGATATTGCTTCTGCTGCAACGTGGAATGCTAAAGGCAATGGAACAATAACTGGGATCACGATGAATGGTGCTTCTAAGGGAACGTCTGGAGTTGTAGATCTTGGAACCGTTATTACAGAGCATCAGGATATTTCAGGTAAGCTTAATTCAAGTCTCAAAGGTGCTGCTGGTGGATTAGCTGAGCTTGATTCTTCCGGTAAAGTACCATCTTCTCAACTTCCGTCTTATGTTGATGATGTAGTTGAGTATACTTCTAAATCTGCATTTCCGGCAACCGGTGAATCCGGGAAGATCTATGTGGATACTACTGCGAATCTCACGTATCGTTGGAGCGGATCGGCATATGTCGAGATTTCTCCATCGCTTGCGCTTGGGACGACGGCAAGTACAGCATTTCGCGGAGATCACGGCAATGCTGCTTATGCTCATGCGGTAACCAATAAGGGATCTGCGTTTACGTCAGGCCTGTATAAGATTACTACTAACGCAGAAGGTCATGTAACTGGCGCAGCAGCTGTTCAGAAGAGTGATATTACTGCATTAGGGATTCCGGAGAGCGATACTAAATACACTCCGGCAAACACTGCTCCAGGCAAAGTAGCATCTGCAAGCTCTACGGGCACGAGTACTAATTATGCTCGACAGGATCATACGCATGGTATTGATTTAGCGACCGGAGACTCTAATGGACAGGTCAAGATTGCGGGGCAAAATGTTTCTGTAAAGGGTTTAAAAGCATTGGCATACGCAGACTCTGTTACAAAAGTAAATGGGCATACCGTATATTCTGACGTCCCTACAAATGCATACTTTAAGAATTTGTTGGAGATTGGCTCGTCTACGACTATACCTAATGGAAGCGACTTAAACGATTATACTACCGCCGGAAGATATCACACTACAATAAACGGGCATAATATATCTAATTTACCGAGTACGGCTGTTGGCGCATTTTCTTTAGTAGTAGCGGATGATATCCTTGGTAATTCATATGATTGCTACCAGTTCTTGTTTGGTGGCGACGCTTCACGTGATACGATATATGTCAGGGCTTATTCGTCCACAAGGGGCTGGCGTGATTGGTATGATATATGTTTGCAACCGGCATCCACAGATCCTTTGATGGATGATTCGTCTGCAGCTGTAGGTACGTCATTAAAATACGCCAGAGAAGATCATGTGCATCCGAGAGATTCAAAAGTATTCTCATTGCTGGAAACTAATGACATTCCCATTAGTTCTGGCGATAATCTGAACAATTATAAGACTGCTGGAAATTATATCTGTAGTTCTGCATCGTTGTCTGCATCTATCGTAAATGCTCCCGGGTATGCTGCTTTCAAATTAGTCGTCATAAAAGTTTTAGGCGATGAACGTTATATTCAAATTGCATTTATGAATCCGGGCACACCCACATTTCAAAACAGACCGATATTGGTTAGAACGTACAATGGTGCTGTTTGGAGTGGTTGGTTTAATATCAGAGACGCTGAAACTGTGAACGGTCATACAGTCGAGTCCGATGTTCCGGCGAACATATTTGAATCAAAAGCTGCTTCTGAGGGTGGAACTGATTTGTCACTTATAACAACCGGAGAAAAATATAAATGGAATTTAGCATATTCTGACGTGGGTAGACAAGATCTGACATTTGTTCAGGGGAACATAGTCAATGGTAATAATTCTACCAATAATAAAGCCGCTCGTATCAGAACAAATGACTATTATCCAATAAACGATCCCGGTTATGGTTTCGACATTGACATTCCGGATGGCTATAGAATCTATTCGTATTTTTACGATTCATCTAAGACTTATCTTGATTTTGTTACTTGGATGACTGGCTATAAAAAATATGAGAATGAAACTGATATTCCAGCAAATGCGTATTATGTTCGATTTGTATGCTCTTTAGTTGAAAATACTAACCTTACCCCATCCAGTCTCCCCAGAACTATTTATTTTAGAAAAAGGCTGTATAAAGAGTGATGACGAATGAGCGATGCAATAGGCTATGTGCTTCGTAATGAGCGGAAACAAACTTATATCAAGTAACGGATTTTACATTTCTCCGGCGATTTCCATGGGCGCTTTTAGAAGTATTACGTTCATTGGGAGAGTGACTAACTCGATATCTGGAACCGCCGAAAGGTTCCGAGCGGACAAATCATACGCGAACGTAACCGACATATCCAAAATTGCGGCAGCAGAAACTCAGCTTGAAATCACAGGGATGGTCTACTTCGGGATTGAAGTCGACGTTTCGTCATTGTCCGGCAATTACTATATCGGCGTTCCATCTGTCGGAAACTCCCTTGAAATTACCAGCATTATTTTGAAGTGAGGTGAAATAGATGTTTTATGTCTTAGAGATTCAACACTATAATAACGGAGAACGTGGTCATATTGTCCATTGGGCAAATGACTACCTCCATGGCATGAGTAAGTTTTACGAGGTGCTGTCGGCAGCTGCCGTTTCGACGCTGCCAAAACATGCAGCAATTCTTGTTGATGACGAGGGACAGCCACAGGATTTCAAGTGCTTTGCGCATGAAGATATTACTCAAACAGGATCAGAAGGCAGTAATGAGGGCGGCGAGATAGAACCAGGAGATGGTAATGAGAGCGGCGAGACAGAGCCGGGTGAATAAACTACTGAAGGAAACTGTAAGGAGTTGAGGACATGCAACCCTTTTCATACATATCGGTGTTTGTCTTTATGATATTTCTTGCTGTCTTTGCATCAAATAGTCCGCTTCTAACTTCGAAAGATCGAAGAAATATATGGGTCTTCCTCATTGTATTATTCCTCATAGTCGAAGTTTTCCAAGTAAGCATTATCTTAGTAAGAATAATAAACTACCTCTTGCTGAGATAGTTCGGCGGTTATTTGATGATAGTTTCATTATGGTAGAGGATAAAAGGATAAGACTAATAAAAGATTTTTTATAAGTCTTGTTTGAAAGAAATAGAAAGGAGTGCATAGCCTATGCCTGATGTTTCCTCAATTCAGCTCCCAGACGGGAGCGTTTTTGATTTCAAGGACACCTATGCGAGGGATTCGTCATTTTCTTTATACCCTGGGGTGTCTATTGAACAAAATACAAATCTTAATGATTTCAAAACGCCAGGGAATTACTACTGCGAAACAGCGGGCATCGCAGCAACGGTAACGAACGCTCCGTGGACAAATCGGGCTTTTAAGCTTGTCGTTACTCAGGTAGTCCCTACGGTAATCAGAGTGTTTCAGCTTGCAATCCCTAACATGGTACAAACCAACGTATCGCCGATAATGGCATATAGGTACTTTAATGGGTCAACATGGTCGAACTGGGTCAACATCAGGGATGCCGACACTGTAAACAGTCATACTGTGATGTCTGATGTCCCTGCAAATGCTGTATTCACGGATACAACATACACTCCAGCATCTGAAGCGCCATTGATGGACCATACTACAGCTGCAGTAGGTACTTCTGAAAAATATGCCAGAGAAGATCATGTACATCCGAGAGATTCAAAAGTATTATCTTTGATTGAGCCGGAAACTACGATTCCAAGCAGTGCCAATCTTAATACATATTATGCTGCTGGAACTTATTTATGTGAAAGTTCAACTATTGCGGAAACATTGTTAAATGCGCCATTGACAGATTCCGGTTTTGAATTAATTGTTATAAGAACATCTTCTGCATCGGTTAAAGGATATCAAATAGTACTTTCCACCGAGTCTATATCTAATAACGCAACAATTTATTTTAGATATTATCAATCCACAAAGTTATGGTCAAAATGGTTCGACATTCGCAATCCGGATACGGTCAACAGCCACACAGTTGAGTCCGATGTTCCGGCTGATGTTGCTTGGGATTATATCGATGGAGTTCGTAGGACTAAACTTGAATTCGTAAATGGTAATATATCATCGACGTCTGGTGGAAACTCTACTGCAAACCAGAGTGCTCGTTTACGTACAAACTTGTACTATACAATTAAACCAGATTACGGTTTTGCCATAAATGTCCCGAGCGGGTATAGAGTTTATACGTATCTATATTCTGACGCATCATCTGCCGGATTTATTAAAAATTATTCTTGGCGAACTGGATACGTCAATTTCGCACCTGGTGATATTGGTTCTGCGACATATGTACGCTTTGTTTTATCCAATTTGGAATCTACTGCAATTAGTCCAACTGAAATAACCGATATGTATATAACCGATTATTTGAATGCAGATCCAGATGTATATAGAATCGGTGATACGTATACACCATCAGGCGGAATTGTATTGAGCGCGTATAAGACTGACTCTTCAAGCACAACTGGATTGTTATCATTTTCATTTACGCTCCCAAAACGTATTGGCGGTATGATTTCCACAGTAACAGTTGATAGCTTAAAAATAAGAGTATGCAGATCTTCTGGCTATTTAACCGGATATAGTGCAACTGCCGGAACTGATGTTACAGGATCTGACTACACAGTCACGGCGTCCATTAGAGCAGATAATATAGTGAGTGTAAATGTTTCGCACAGTGATTTCGCGACTCTTTCCGCCGGAGAAGCGCTAACTGTGTATGCGGCCAGCGCATCATTTACTTTTAGTTGAAACGCTGATCAAGTAGACGAAAAACAGCAATAAAGAACTGGAGGAATAATATGACGAAAGTTGAGCAGTATACATCCAATGCTATCAGCATTGCTGATGATAACTCGCACGGATATAGCCAAGCAAACCGATGGGGACCGGATTACGACTGCTCATCTCTTGTGTGTAGGGTCGTAGATGACGCCGGGATCCCAGTAAGAAAGTACGGAGCGAGTTATACAGGTAATATGAAAGAGGCGTTTATAAAATGCGGATTTCATGACGTAACAGCTTCTTGTAATCTCGCAAACGGAGCTGGTATGCATCGTGGAGATATCCTTTTGAATATCAAGAACCACGCTGCGATTTACATTGGTAATGGGCGACTCGTTCACGCAAGGTCTTCTGAGGGCAATACGATACAAGGCGATCAGAGCGGGAATGAGATCAGAACACAATCGTATTACAATTATCCGTGGGATTGTATCCTTAGATATATCGATCAGCAGGAGGCCAGCTCCCCTGCTCCTTCGGTTGTAAAAATGAAATACTCTGAATCAAATCCACCGCTTGTATGTATGATGCGGCAGAGTACATGTTACAACAGCACGGCAAAGATGAATGTGCGCGGCGTATTGTGGCATAGCACAGGCGCAAATAATCCGTGGATAAAGCGCTACGTCCAACCGGATGATACAGCTGCAGATCGTGATAAGCTTTTGAACCTTATCGGCAAGAATCTGTATCGAAACGACTGGAACCATATCGCTATGTCCGCAGGTCTGAACGCGTGGATTGGTAAGCTGGAAGACGGCACGGTGACGACCGTGCAGACGATGCCATGGAACTACATTCCGTGGGGGTGCGGCTCCGGGAGTAAGGGGTCGTGCAACCACGGATGGATCCAATTTGAAATATGCGAAGACGGGCTGGGAGACCAGTCCTATTTTAATGCCGTTTATCAAGAGGCTTGCCAGCTTACTGCATACCTTTGCAAGCTTTACGGGATTGACCCTTACGGTTCTTTTAACGGTATACCAACAATTCTTTGCCATCAAGATAGCTATCAATACGGCATGGGCACGAATCATTCCGATGTCTATCACTGGTTCAATCGCTACGGGAAGACGATGGACGACGTGCGAAACGATGTTGCATTGATCATTGGAGGCAAACAGTTAGTGTCGTCCTCTGCAAAGCAAAACAATACGAACCCCATCCACCCTGTTCTCCGGGTTGGATCAAAAGGGGACGCAGTTGCTGAGCTGCAGACGAAACTCAATGCTGCCGGATATAACGCAGGAGATGTCGACGGTGAGTTTGGTACGAAAACGCTTAGAGCGCTTAGAATATTTCAGGAACAGTGCGGTTTGGAAGTCGATGGTATTGCAGGAAATAATACGTGGGCTGTACTCGATAAAGTAGTCGATGACACTAAAGCAAAAGAGACTTCTAAACAGAGTGGCGGAAATAAGGCAGCCGGCATCAGCGTTGGTGATGTCGTAAAGATTCAACGCGGAGCGGAATATCTCACCGGTAGACAAGTCCCAGATTGGATAACAAATCTTGAATGGATTGTTCAATCAGTCACAGGCGACCGCATCGTAATCAATAAAAGCGTGAATGGTAGGTACGCGATTAACAGCCCGATTCATGCAAAGTATCTTATATGCAAATCAGACGATACTACCAAAGGTGTTCAGGCGGACATAGCGATCGGCGATATCGTTGACTTTAGCGGATCTGTTCATTACCTCGGAGCAATGACGCCAGCAGGTAAGCCGTGTCGTGGCGGCAAAGCAAGAGTTATGAACATCTATAAGGCTCCAGCGGCGAAACATCCGTATTTGCTTGTTGCTGTCAGCGGCGGAGGTTCGAATGTGCATGGTTGGGTCGACGCCTCAGACGTAAAGAAGGTGTGATATGGCAAAGAGAATGGCAAAGAAAAGAATGGAGTTTTCGAAGGTAATGGCGGTCATCACAATATCCATGTGGATGATCGTCAATATCTTTTGCATGGTTATTGTTGTCGTTACTTTTGACACTACGCCACTCGCCTACATTGTACCAAGTATAGACGGTGCCCTTGCAGTTGTACTTGGGTTCTATTACTGGAAGGCGAAAGCAGAGAACCAGATAAAACTTAAAAGGGAATACGGCGAGTATGCGCCGGAACAAGACATCAATGATGAAGGAGGATACGAAAATGGCTATTGATATCACAAAACTGATCCTTGGGATTTTGGAGCTTATCGTAAGTGGCACGATCATTTACTTGATCCCGTTTGTTAAGCAGTTCATCAAGAGCAAGCTCACCGAACGCCAGTATTCTGACCTTGAATATTTCTCAAGTATTCTCGTCGACGCTGCTGAGCAAAAGTACGTTGGCTCCAAAATGGGAAAAGAGAAGAAGGAGTACGTTTTGAACCAGCTGCGTGAAAAAGGTTTTGCTGTTGACGAGGCGGAGCTCGATGCATTTATTGAAGCGGCTGTGAAGCGTCTTAAAGACGCAGCGTAAGATAGGGGGGCTGTATGGCATATAAGATAGTTTATTCAGATTATGCTCCACCTGCCGGTGAGAGTTATGTTGAAATAATTCTTGACGACGAAAACGATGTGTTGAATCTCGGCACGAATTATTCTCCGGGCAGTATTGCGATGGTCGCTAAAAAGGACGGCTCAATTTATATGATGAACGCGAGCCATGTGTGGGAGGAAATCTGATGAAGAATAGGACACTTCTTAGGGATATCGCGCTTCTCCGCGCGCGCGGCGTGGATGGCGGCGGCGGGAGCGGAGGTGATTTCCCGCTCGCAGACAGGTTGGCAAAGGGTAAAACCGCAGATAATACTGATCAAATAGGCGCAATTCTGGAGGGTAATATCAATATGAGTCTCCCCGCGGGAAAGCATTCCCACGCAGAGGGAGACAGGGTTGCTTATGTCGACTTTTCTGACATTGGCAGAAAAACACCCGGCGCAAGCGGAAGGGCGTCTCATGCCGAAAACTATGCTACGATTGCAGAGGGCGATAACTCCCATGCAGAAGGAGACAGGTCGTGTGCGAGTGGCGTTGCGTCTCATTCTGAAGGTAGTCTTAGCGCTGCTACTGGCGACTACGCTCATGTAGAAGGTAATAATACAAGGGCAAGCGGTAGCTCTTCGCACGCAGAAGGTTCAAATACAGTATCTTCTGGTTATGTTTCGCACGCAGAAGGAGTTCGTACTACAGCGTCGGGTCAAAATGGTTCTCATTCTGAGGGTAGCAATACAACAGCTTCCGGCATTGCGTCGCACGCTGAGGGGTATAGGACATCCGCAGGAGGTGGTCATTCTCACGCCGAGGGGAGTGATACATTTGCAAGTGGTACCGATTCACACGCAGAGGGCTGCCATACACAATCAACGCAATCGTTCGCACACGCAGAGGGGAACTATACGCAGGCAATGGCTATGGCCGCACACGCCGAGGGAGCCAACACTACTGCGTCGGCGACAAACGCTCACGCAGAGGGGAGCTATTCGGTAGCATCTGGTAATTGTGCGCATGCAGAAGGAAGTGGTTCAAATGCGTCTGGATCTTTTTCACACGCAGAAGGTAACAGTACTATAGCAAATCATGCAGCGCAACATGTTTTCGGCGAATACAACATTGCGGACACATCGACTGCATTAGCCTCGACACGCGGAACATTTATTGAAATTGTTGGTAACGGAACATATAATTCTGCGACAACAGAAGCAATTAGATCTAACGCTCGCACTCTTGACTGGGATGGTAATGAAAAACTCGCCGGATCGATCACTCTTGGCGCTGGAACAAATAATGAGACCACGTTGACTCCCACAAAGCTTTCCGAATTGCTTAGTGGCGAAAGCGGCGGCGGTGTGGAAGTTGTGGATATGTCGTTTAATGGCGCACGTGGAGATTCTCAGTCACAGAGCGGCCTATACACAACAATCTACTCTCTCATTTCAACATCAAGACAGTTTTCGGAAATAGCAAGCAAAATAGATGAACATAAGATTATTGTAGCGAGGGTGTTGCTTAGTCAGCAAAATGAGGTTATTCATTTTATGCTCGGGCATAGCGAGGCATACGCAGATGAAGTTATCGGTCAGTTTAGCGGCGCATATGAGTACAACAATGCGCTTGTATTCGTATCGTACAATCTTACGATTTCACAAGCAGGCGTAACATTAAAACGCTATGATTATCCAATCGGCTCTCTTCTGCAAGCTTCATGATGCAAGTCGGATCGTGGTGATAATAATGGAATACGTAATGAATTTAACTGTCGGCGAAATTGCAGGATGGCTCACAGCAATAATAGCGTCTTTAACGGTTATTATTGAGTTCAATAAGAAAATCGACTTTAGTCCAATTACAGTTGCATTGAATTGGGTTGGTAATAAAACAAATAAAGGTTTGATGGACGAAATGAACTCAATGAAAAAGGATATTGCGGGTGTGCGAAAAGAACTTGATAACGTAGCGGCAGACTATAAAAGTATGAAAGATGAAATGGATCGCAGAAATGCGGTAAACGCTCGTATTCGTATATTGCGCTTTGGCGAGGAAATTAGAAACGGAGTCCTCCATACAAAGGAGTACTTCGACCAATCTCTTGAAGACATTGACTATTACGAGAAGTACTGTGCAGAGCATCCTGAATTTGTGAACAATAGAACCGTTCGTACGAAGGAAAGAATTATTGCTGCATATGATAAATGTCTTGAGCAAAATGACTTCCTGTAATGTTGCAAATCCTATACACTTTTTACAACGCAAAAAAAAGAGAGGATATATCACATGTGTGATGTAATCCTCTCATTTTTTACGCCTGTGGCTTACGAGGTTCGCGTACAGCGAAAGATCGGCTGAAAGGTGTGCTGGGAGATGGTGAAAGAAAAGCCCTCAGAAAATCGATTCTGAGGGCTTTGGCGGCATGTCCATTACTCTAAACAAAAGGCTCGATCTGTTTACAGTAATGGGCTTTAGTCAGGTTCCTTATCAGTTGGTGTAAAAGTGGTGTAAACCGATTAGAAATGTTTGATGGCGAAATGATTGAATCCGTTGGTATGACTTAGTTACAAGGTTTTCCTATGTACTTTCAGTGCCTTTAAGTACATAAGTTCTTATATCTTCTCAAAAGTTCTCATATCTTCTCGGATGTGAGAATTTTTGTAATCATACCTTTCATATCTTCTCATAACTTCTCATATCTTCTCGGTCAACTGGTGTAAAAATTGGTGTAAAACTGATTTGCGCTGGTTGATTTGGTGTAAACTCTGCGGGTAGGACGGTGATTTTTGAAATCCGATTACACCGCTGCGTGGCCGAAGTCACGCTGTAGCAATGCTTTACGCGGTTTGCGACGGCATGACTTTTTCCTTTGCCGGTGTAACGCTATTTCCTCCCAAATAGATGGCGCCTTCAAGAGATTTGAAGCTGCTGACTTTGGACGCCATCGTCGCTTCGTTATAGACATCCATGGTCGTGCGGATATTCTTGTGCCCCATGACATCCTGAATGACCTTGATATTGGTATCGGTCTCGCACATACGGGTGCAGAAGGTGTGGCGCAGGATGTGGGCGCTGATCCTGGGAATGATGCACGGTTCTCTGTTTTCGGCGCGTGCCTTTGCGCACTCTTCACGATTGTAGTCGGCGACGATGATCTGGATCTTATCGAAGATTGTGGCGGGCGTGTACACTTTGCCGTTTGCGTTGAGAAAGATGAAGTCGGTATAGCCATCCACGGTGAACGGTTCATACTCCGCGTGCTTTCTCTTCCGCTTCTCTCCCTGCAGCGCCCTCTTTACATCCTGAAACATCGGAACAGTGCGGATGCCGGCCTTTGTCTTTGTAGGATTGATATGGTACTGATAGCCGCCGCTCTCCGTGTCCTTATAGGATAGGGAATGGTCGACGTAAATCAGCTCTTTCCGGAAGTCCACATCACACCAGCGAAGGCCGAGGGTCTCCCCGATTCTCAATCCCGTCCCAAGCAGAGTGATGAACAGGGCGGAATACCTGCTATACCGGCTGCTGGAGAGGATGTAGTCGATGAAGCGTTCCTGCTGCTCGATCGTGAGAGCGTTTTTATGCTCGCTCTCTTCCTTCAGCTTCTTGCCGACATCGCGCATCACGCCATCTGCGGGGTTGCGACGAATGATATCATCACGAACCGCAGATTCAAGGATCTGCCAGATGACGGAATTGATGGCGCGGATCGTGCTGATGCGGAGATTCTTCTTCTGGCTCAAAGCAAGGTAGAACTTCTGGATGTCGGAATATCTGATGGAACCGACCGCCCTCTCCCCTATCGCCTCAGCGACATGCGTTTTGTAAAGGCACAGATAATTGCAGCGCGTACTGGACTTCAAATCCGTACGCGTCTCCATGAAGGTGCCAAACAGATTGTTGAGCGTGATATCATCTGCGTCACGGAAACGGATCCCGTCTCCGATATCCTTTTCGATCTGCGCGATCATCGTGCGGAGCGCGGGAGACGATTTCTTGCCGACCGGAGTTTTATCAGTCTCTACGAGCCTCCAGCTATATATCGTCTGCCTGTCACCGTTTTCGTCCGTATAACGGAACATGTACTTGCCGTCCTGCCGCTGCACCTCCCCACTCTTCAGGATGCGGCCTTTTGCGTCTCTTCTTTTTTCAGACATAATGATCTCCTTTCCGTCACACCAAAACGAAAAGGAACCTGACAAGATATTTTATCATAGCGATTTCTCCTTTGCAAGAAATATCTGTCAGATAACAGCGCATCTGTCGACATATTCTTCAAACAGGCGCCGCTTTATGAGCCTGCGGTTCCCGTTCACAAGAACATAGTCATCGTCCTGATTTTCTTCAAGAAGACGGCGCAGCTTCCCTTCACCGATCTGGAAATACTGCGCCGCCTCTTCGACTGTCAATATATACTTTTCCCAAATTGGAACCTGTTGTTTGTTCATTACATTCCTCCATATCTATCACCGGAGAAATGAGAAGATTGAATTGGTATTCTGCATAAAAGAAAGGTGGCGAAGCCCCCTTGTTGGATTACAATACTTTGAATTCTTTTCTTGAAAGAGACAGCCCGAACAATGCAGGGCGCAGACACGCCTGACATAAGCTTACCGTCTCACCACCAAAGGAGAGACGGGTAACTGTTTTTACTTTCCCGTCAAGTAATATGGCGATGCCCTCTATATCGTTACTGTCAAACCATACTCCGCAGCATTTGCACTTGACCATATTTATAAAGCCTCGACTGTTGTCGGATACATGTAATACACGGGCTTACCGGTCTGCTTTGCGTACTCGATCTCTGACTTTGTGCTCTCTCCGATATATCCATTCCGATTGATTACGAAAACATAATCCGACAGATCTCTTTTCCGCTTGTGCATATCATCCAGCATAAGCTTGATCTCAGGAGTGATTTCCTTGTTGTACTTGCCATCCGCGTGGCCGAATAGTCCGACGCTCAGGACGATGGAGCCATTGAGTGTAAGCTCCTCCTGAGCGCGGATGAAATCATCCTTGAACTTCGTGCTCCCGCAGAGAGTCACGACGCCATATTTCCCACACATCAAATGCCAGCCTCCCTCGCAAGATCATGAATATCTGGGAGATGATCCCGGATAGTATGATAGTAATTGGCCTTCTGATTACAGACGTCGTACAGGGTCAGCACCGCACGCCACTTCGCTTCTTCAAGGGATCGTATCCCGACGAATTTATAGACTGGCTTATCCGGAATACAGCTGAGCGTGACAAAGTATGTTTCAAAATCGACGCATAGGATTCGAAGTGTTTCTGTCCCATGCTCGCCGTATAGGAATGTGCCTTTTGTTGTTTCGCTCCAGTACATCATTCACCCATCACTTTCGTAATCGAAATCTGACCCAGCAGAAGCCGCATCAGGATATTGTCAAAGTCCGTCCACGCTCTCATAACATCGTCATCCCCAAGAAGGTCAAGGCGATAGTCATCCGTAAAGCAGAACCAGAGACGCGGTGAGAGTGAGATCTGGAACGGCGTGCCGATCACAATGCCGTTGTCATTTAGAAATTTTTCGATATAGTTCATCAAAACTCCATTTTATTCTTTCAGTTATATACTGTTGCTGTCGTATACCTGATGCACTGAGACATAGTACATCCCCGGCTTATAGTCTGCGTATGCGACGCCTTTCTTCTGGAAGTATATTTTGACTCTACTCAGATCATTGGTAGTCAGCCAGATGTACTTCACGTTCTTTGCGTACCGTTCGTCGTTTACGCGATACTCCTGACCAGGCGCTATTTTGAATGCTGCAGCGCCAGTAGACGGCAGATCCTCTTCCCCAAATTCCACAAAGGCGCCGTAATCGCCGACGACGATTCTGCGATACGACTTGCAGATCATACAGCCGCAGCATGTGTACAGCGGGCCTCCCCCGCACACATTGAGGAAAGAAGGGATGTTATTCTTAAAGTATCTGCGGTATTTTTCAGACAGATCTTCCGGCAGCGGTTTGTATTTATACAGCTCAGCAAGCTCTGCCTCAACGCTAAGAGTGTTCATATGCACCTCATTTTATTTACACGGCCTGGTGTCCCAGGCGCTTTCGTCGATCCCGTTTCGCAGGATGCTTTCGAGCGGGACGCACTCACAGCAGGCGTTGCCGCGCAGCCAGTCCCGGTTTCGAAGGACAAGCCGGAACGGGATGTTGACCTGGATCTGTTTGCCGCAGTAGCAGCATTTTGTCTTCCACCACATTGAGCGTCACCTTATTGTTGCTCTGAATTATCCGGCTTATATATGTAAACATGTCTGCCAGTGAAGACTCTGTCGATCAGGCTGAGGACAGTATCCCAATCGCCGCCTGCAAGGCCGCAGCCAAACCCGTACGGAAAGGCAATTCTCTTATCCGGGCTATACTGTGTTTTAAGTTTTATGAACGCATCATTAAGAGCCTCGTAATCTGTATAACACCTTCCATCCCTGCCATAATCGAGTTGCCCGAAGATGTTCGCGACGTCAAACGGGAGTTCCGCTGAGCGTACAATCTGCACCCGCCCAAGGAGCGACCACGGCGTTCCAACTTCATCACACAATGCGCTGTATGCCCTCTTAACAAAAGGCCACTTTGTGCTGATCGATTTTGCGAGACCGGCGCCCATGGCGTTTTTGCAGTTTACCTGCTGGCAAATCACATCTGCTTCTGCTGTGAGCAGACTTCCATTTACAATGTGAATCATAACGGCCTTTCTTCATTTATTTCCGGGTTGAAAAACGACAGGATCTCAGAGGGCTGGACTTCTTTTCCATCAACAAAAATCCTGCCCTCCTGCCCGCCCATCCTCTTCGTCACGACGGCTCCGACTTCCTCAAGGCACCTGACAAGCAGGTCGATATCGAAATTATCCATTTTGCACCTCATGGGTCAAGGACGATCACGACGCGGTTATTCTCAAGGCGTGCGTTGCGGAATTCATACCCAACGCCACCGATATCGAACTTGAGCTGTGTCGCGCCAACCTCAGCGAATACCTCCATCATCGGAGGGTAACATGCGAGATCCTGAATCAATTCATATACGGTCATTGCAACTCTCCTCTCTCCACGCCGATGCCGGCGGCGATGCTGTTGACATCCATGACGAATTCTTCGACAGCGCGGTAGTCCGGCTGCTTCGGGAGGCTTGTATTCTGTTTTGCGTAGTTCAGGCGCTTTTCATATTCGTCGACCATCTGGAAGAACTCGTCCCGGTATGTGCCGTCGTCCCGCTGGTATTTGCCGTGGCGGATATCGAGCAACATATCCCTGTCCTCCGCCCTGTAGGTGCATATCTCTTCTTTCTCGAGGATATCAAGACACATCATGTAAAGGCGGATCAGGTGCATGGCATGTTTGTTCAGATGGTCTTCGTCTTTCTTTCTGTTGCGGCCGTTGAGCTTTTCGTAGCAGCCGATGATATTGGTCATGTCGTTGATCATGCTGTGGAATTCTCTGGCCGGGAAGCGCGTGAGGCTGATATCGGCAAACACTTCCCTGTCAAGCTCCGGCTTGTCGCTCTCGCCTGTGTACAGCCTGATACTCCCCTCAGGAAACGCCGTGTACTTTCGCTCAAAGGCGGCCATCGAGTTTTCCATCGACTGCTTGATATGTTCCTCACGTCTTGCCTGCGGGAGAGCGTCTCTCGCGATTGCGTTTTCAAGACGGCGAAGCTGCTGATTAGCATACCCGCCGAATGACGAGACGGCACGCTGGGACAGGAACAGACGGCGGTTATCGATCATGCGCCTGCCGATCTCAGAGACGTAAAAATAGTGATCCGGTCTGCAGCCGAGCATCTCGATGGTATTGGGGTTGCAGTTCAGCAGGAGGCTCACAAGCTTATTGAATGAATAAACCGTGGTGTCCTTCTCTGTATGGACGACCTGATCGAAAGAAGAGAGGCCGAGGATATCGCTCCTGCTGTTCAGAGCACAGCCTCTGACATCCACGTCGGAAGTCTCCACGTTTGTACCGTAGGCATAGCTGCCGCCGAGCGTCAGGAAGATGATCTTGCCGGAAAGATGCGGATTCGTCCTGAGGAAGTCGTACTGTTCCCCATCCACCATCTCTTTGATCTGTTCAATCGTCATATAATCATCCTTTCGTCACGGAATTAGAGCGTAAAATGCTGCGCGTTATCACGTTTTCCTCACCTTAATGAGTAGCATTTTGCACGATAATAGATAATCTCGCGGATCTTTTGCAATGCGGCTTCCGGCGTAATATGCTGCTTGCTGGCATCCACGCAGGTTTCACCGATCACGAAGGCTGCGTGCCGGTATTTCTCTATCTCTTGAAGAAGTTCTTCTACGGCATCGGCTGCTTGGCATAAGAGGTCGTCCGTGCAGGCATCATCATCGTGCATAGGACACTCATTACACGGGGCCGGATTGCTGGCACAGTTACGAAGTATCTCTACTAAGTCGTTAAGCATAATCAAAGCATCCTTTCATTCAGAAAACTCTTTGTACGAATGACACGCAGGCATATTAAGCCCGATCATCTGACATTCATTTCCACAGGTCTTGCACGTTTTTCGTTCAGAAACATTTTGTTTGAGAAGGTGTTCAAGCATTTTGATTTCCGCCGTGAGCTCTTCAAACACATCAGCGGCATCCGCACTATGGTCTACTAATGTCCTACCCATTATAAAAGCCTACTTTCATAATGTTTATTGTTCTAAACATTTTCTCGATTTTGTTTATAATATTAAACACCATTCGACTGCGGCTTATCCCAATACAGGTTCACGCCGCAGCACGGGCACCGCTCCTCCCCGTTTGTGAGCTGTAGCCTCAGACCGAAGTGCCCACAGATCGGGCAGCTGTATTTATAATAGCCGTCCCCGTAGTCGTGTGCGACGGGGACAACACGGATACTCGACTGATACGACTTCTCGCCGCGAGACACAACTGCGCGAATATGCATGTTGGAACTATCCTCCGTCATTATCATTCCTCGTCCTCCTTTGCCGCATCTTCCATCTGTAAAAGTTCTGCGAGGTGTTCTACTGAAAAGCGGTCGATACATCCGTTCTTGACGAGCTCAAACAGGAGGAAGAAGCTCCGGCGGAGATCATATACGTATCCGGACTCGCACAGAAGACTGTTGATATCGCGGATATCGCCGTAGGACAGCGAGACGACAGCCCGCTTTGCCTCGTGGTCAATGTTCAAAATCGTCATAGCAACCTCACACACTGATATAATAGTCCATGAGACCCCAGCCGCCGTTGGCAAAGGCTTTCTTTATTGGCTTGTACGCCACCTCGTCAAACAGGTCGTGGTCGATGATCTCGACCTTACCGCGGTGATACTCGGCAAGCTTCTTGTCATTGACGAAAATGTCGCCATACTCAGCATCATTTACATACCGGCCGAACTCCATCACGGTCATGCCGCTCAGGATGCGGACAGAATAATCGGAGGTGGCGTCCCCATACGGGCCGCCGCATTTTGTGAAATCAAGCATAGGATAGCTCCTTTCATTCACTTGCCGAAATGACGATCGGCGCGATGGTTTCGTCTGTTAAGATGTCGAGGAAGTGCCGAACCTCAAGGTCGGCATCCAGATCGTACCACTCAATGAACCATGCCTTGAGTGCATCTGCGTCGATCAGATTACCGTGCGGCTGGAGTGGATTGAGAGGACACTTGTACGGCCTGCCACCTACCATTTTATATCCGTCCTGGTGCTCGTCATAAGCACAGTCAAAGTCATAGTGACAGTCATCACAATTTGTCGGCATCTTGAAGCCGCGAATCAGGACGTCATCCATAATAGCGCTCCCCTTCCTCGACGGAAAGCAGCGGGCGGTTACTTACGCGGTCATCATCGCCCATGCATTCGATCGTGATTTTGGCTCTTTCGATGACGGTCTCTGTCGGCGACTCATCTTCCCCTATGTCGAACAGCACGACTTTATAGGAGCCGTCGTTGTTCAGTTCAGCATGCATGGTATAGGCAAAAGCGTTCATAATCAAAACATCCTTTCTCTCATGGATTCAAGTGACTTTTCCGCCGCAGACAGCGTACTCCAATAAGTAGATCCAATCTTCACCCACACTCTTCGCATCGCATCGAAGCAATAAATATCTTTTGTGTCGTCTTCCTGGATGATCGTACAGTGCGGAGCCCATAACGGTTTTGGATCTATGCTTGTCGGTTTCATTGCGACCCTATCTCCATTTACCGCTGAGAAGTCCGACAGCCTTATCTGGATTCTCATTTGCCCACTGAACCCAACGTTCACACTTGCTGCGAATCTCAGGAGTGAGAAGCATCACTTCTCTCGTAAGAATCCAGCCGTCAGCGTCCGCCATAAGCACTGTGTTATCTTCGATTTCTTCTTTATCGATTGGATAGAATCTTTTCGAGTAAACCTTCGTACCACGGCTGTTTTGCACGATCTTTGTGATTTTGCCTTCAAGAAGTTCCCATATTTCGCTTCCGTCCTGGAGGGTCTTTTTATACAGACCTCCAATGCAATCTCCAACTTTCATGGTAAAAGCTCCGTTTCATTGTGTGATATAGGTGGCAGAGGGCGGGTAATCCTTGCATGTAATCTGTGTAGGCAGGCGCCACGTCGGTTCGATCGGGCTGTTTCCGCCCATCGGACACGGGCGCCCGAGAATCGTGCAGTAACCGCACGGCAGGCGGCTTGCGCACGACCCGTAGTTATAGCCGAGCACACCGGCCGTGCTCGTATCTTTTACTGTATTGGAATCATCCATATCAGGAATCACCGTTTCCTTTCATAGTCTGTTACCGTCTGTAGAATGGCTTGCGAGGTATGCCTGCAGAGATTCGTCACAGAACATACACTTCGCTGTGTATGCTTCATTGCAGTACCAAATGAAGAACGGGCAGAACGGCTCTTTGCTATCATCCGGCACGTCGACCGTGCGAAGGACGAATTCCGGATAACTCTCCATATTATACAAGCCCCTCCTCATGCAGATAGTCGATCAGTTCTTCGAGCTCTTCACAACTCAGGATCAAAGCAGCCTCGTCAAGGAGCGCAGCGATATCGTGTTTATAGTCATCGAGCGTCATTTGGAAAGCCTCCTGTCAGTCTTCTGTCTCCCGGTTCTTCCACGCGGTGAGCGTATCGTACGCGGCGGAAAGCATTTCGAAAATCGCGACGATGTCTTCCTTCCGGATATCCTTGAAGCGGTCGCCGCAGAACTTCAGCTCCCAGCACGGTTCATGCTCATCATACCAGAAGTAACCGATGCTGTATTTGCACTCATGCCCCTCATAGGGGAAGTATTTTACGAAATCAATGGTCTCGTTCGGCTCGTCATCGGAAAGGCGGACGAGGCGGCGAGGCGTTGCCTCAATTGCATAGTCTCCCATGCGCCAGTAAAAATTCAGATCGTTCATGTTACGTTCCTCAGTTCGGGTAGTCGTCACCGGTCTCGTAAGTGAAGTCCGGCTTCATCGTCCTGATCTCCTCCCAACCGTTCAGCTCGTTGAGCATAAGGCGATAACAGAGCATGTTCGGGCGGTAGCGAGGACTGTCGAAGATCATGGAATCGTCGCCGTTATAGAACTTCATCAGGGCGGCGGCGATCCCGGCCGAGCGGGAAATGCCTGCGTCACAGTGAACGATGATCTTCCGGTCTTTATTCGCCTCGACAAACTGCCGGATCTTCCTTGCGTCATCAGGCTGCATGCAGCCGGGGCCGCCCTCCACATCGTCAAAGCAGAGCCTGAGCACGGCATGGATGTGGTTGGACGGGCTTGAGAAGACGGCGGTGTGATACTTCTGCATCTGTGAGCTGACGGAGACGACGGCGGATTCTTCGATATGCGGTGAGAAGCTGTAGCTCACGGCTCCTCCCCTGTCCATAACGACAATGTTCATATCAGTCCTCATAGATCATGAGCGTCTCGAGCATGTCGATCTGCTCGCAGACCTCCTGCGCGTAGACCCTCGCCTCTCTGAGCGCAAGCTCGTCAACGCAACCGTTAACCTGCCGGCCGATCCCGGCGAGCAGCTCGTTGACGCGGTGTGTGATGGACGCGCGAAACGGCAGGACGCCGCTATTGTTGTTCTCTTCCATTTTTCAGCTCCCCTTTATGTTCCCAGACGTAATCGATAAAGATCTCCCAATTGAGCATGATCTGATCGTACACGTCGATCTTCTCCGCGCGAAAGCGCGAGCTGTGTTCAGACGGAGGCCAGTGCGAGAGGATGATCTCCCATTCACACTTGCTCCAAAAATAATACATCAGCGATTTGCGCACGGCCTCAGCAAAGGCGCCCTTATCTTTGGCGTATTTTCTGGCGGCCTTGCGGCAGTCATCGCGAAAGCCAGGGTGGTCAAAGACATCGTCTGTCTCGATCCTGCCGCTGTTGAAATCGCCGTACCACACCTTCCAGCTCAGCATGGGAGCGGCACCCCGGTGAGCGTGTTCAGATCGAGCGGGCGCACATCATCCTTATCGTAGGAGACGACCGCCATCGGTTGGTTGACGCCGGTGAACGGCAGGATGCGAATCGGCATGCCGAGCATGTGCTCCGCCTGCTTAACGAAGAAGAAGCGGCGGTACATCATCACGAGGATGAGCGCGATGTGGTTCATCCATACAAATGGATAAGTGATCTGTTGTCTGTTCGGACCCATTTACTTTCTCCTTTCGAACAGCGAAAGAAAATCGCTCTCTTTCAAGCAGAGCGAAATGTTCTTGTATCTGACAAGGTAGCTGTCAGGGTCGACAGCTTCAAGCCGCCAGTGCTGATTTGGATGCAGGCCGACGCCGACACCGGCGCCTCCCTCCATACAAATGAAGCATGCGTTTTTACGCGGGCGAATGTCTTTATCATTTTGTGTCATTTTGATGTGTATAAAATCTTAGTTTTATTTTTAGTTGGTTCGGCGGTACTCACCGAATTCTAAGGTGCGCGGTTGCATGAGCGTATCAATCTTTCCCATTACAGCTTTCTGCTCAGCCTCCTGTTCCATTTTCAGCGCGGCGGCATATTCATCGATCCGGCTCTGCCACTCCTCATAGATCGGGCGAAGCAGATCGTTCCGATCCTTCTGCTCCTTCAGTTTGTCGTATCGCGCCTTCCATCTGTGATAGCGGATCGTATCGCGGATTGAGAAGCAAAAATATGTATAACTCCACGACCCCTTCGGTGAGTATCCGACGTAATTGTTATTCAACGTCCACCCGTATCTGTTGATTTGGTACATTGCCTTAAAGTGATCAAAGCTGATCTTCGCCCGACAATCGCTTCTGCTGAAGGCGTATTCCCCAATTGTAATTCCAGAAGCAACTACGAAGACTACCGCCGCAATGGTCAACAGCGTGCCTACAACGTTCATCATACGCCGTCCTCCGACTCAAACACATACTGCGTGTTTTCTGTTCTGACTGTAACGCGCACACCATAAGGAAGACCGTCGTCATCCGTGATATAATTTGACGAGACCATTTTAACGGTTGATGTATGAACACGATGCGGGATGCCGTCGTCATCGTTTTCTGACAGGAACCAGCCGCGTTCTCCAACGTTAAAATACGCGGGATAGCATGTAGTTCCCTCAAGACTGCTGTGAATATAGCTCGGACGCCTCGTCGTGAGGCTCACGAGTTTGAACTTGTGGCAAAAAGCCTCGTGCGCAGTGTTCATTTATCCACTTCCTCTTTGGCACAGTTGAGCTGCGGCCTGTAGTCAAACGGCTCCTTTCCCACGACCTCATACGCGAGGCTCAGAAGGTCGCTCCCCCTGATCCATCCGCCGAGGCAGAAGAGCGAATCGTTGATAGCGTGGGATCTCACCCACTGCACAAGGTCATCGGCGCGGATCATGCATTCAGCCATCCCTTCATATAATAGATCGCATCATCGATGTTGGAGACAAGCACGCCATATTCCTTGATGAGGCCGGTGACATATATGTTCTGATAGGAATACTGCTGCTCTCCGAGGCTGGATGCGCCGCCAAGATCCTTCGCCTCACTGTGCGTCAGGAAACACTGTCTATTATCTGTACAGATGCCGACGATGAACTTCCTGTCGCCGCGTGCGATCTTCTCGTGGAATTTGCCAATCTCGGCACATGTTCCGGCTGGGAGGACATCGCCGTCGATGCAGGCGATCAGGATGTCCGTATCGTCCAGGCGGGCGTTGTCGGCAGATGCGACAATTCTTGAGTCGGCAAACTTCTTTTTCCCCTCGACACCATTGATGTCCGTATTCTCCACAGGGCTGTAGAGATCCATCTCCGGAAAGGCGGCACGGAGTTTCGCCGCCCACTCCGTGTTGCGGAGCAGATCGCCGTAGGTAAAGATGCCGCCCGCAAGGTAAGCCTTGAATCGACTCATGCGTTTGCCTCCTGAGCTGGAGCGGGTCTGTCCGGAATATAATGGACGTCGGAGACGCACTCGAAATTATAGATACCGACGACACGCTTATCCTTGATAACGATAAACGCCTTGCCATCATAGGTGTAGTCTGTAAAAGCGTCCGGCTGCCAATTGATGGTCTCGCCGTTCTTCATGGAAATCCTAAGCATTGTTGTCCTCCTTCTTTTCTTTGAGAATAAAGTTCAAAATGACGCCGAATACAAGGGCGAGCGCCGTGCCGCTAAGAGCAAAGGTCGTGCCGCCGAGCGCGATGCCGCTAATACCGAGAGACAGTACGGAAGAGACAAGGATCAGATTCTTCTGGTCATTCAAGTCTGTATGCTGAAGCATTTTGACACCGGAACAGGCGATATAGCCATACAGAATAATCGCTGCGCCACCGAATACGCAGCTTGGGATAGAAGCAATAAACACCTGTACTGGCTCAACGAACGCAAGAAAGATCATCATAACCGCCGCCATAGCGGTAACACAGGTGGAGGCGACGCGGGAGAACCCGACGCAGGCGACCCCTTCCCCATAAGAGCAGGCTCCGAGCCCGCCCCATACGGAGCTGACAAGATTTGCTAAACCTTCACCGGCAAATATTCTGGCGAGGCCGGGCTGTTCATATAAATCCTTGCCGATAATTCCGCCGAGCGCCGCATGGTCGGAGAGGCACTCCATCATGGCGCTGACCGTAAAGGCAATGTATATGACGACAACGGGGATCAACTCAGCGCCGAACTCAGGCTCGATATGGAAGAGCGCGACGTCCGGCATGGAAAAAAGACTCATTCCCCTGAAAGGCGCAAAATCCACCATATTGCAGGCACCGCTGACGGTAAGGACAATCGATGCCAAATAACCTGCAAGCGTTCCAATAAGAAACGGGAGGACTTTCAAAACGCCTTTCGCATAATGAGATGTCAGAGCGATAACCAGCGCCGTAAAGATTGCAATCAGGATCCCCCAACTATTTGTCACCCCTTCGATTTGGACGTAGGTTCCGATAAATCCCATGAGCGTAATGCCGATGACCATAGTGACTGCGCCGATCAAAGCGCGCGGGAACACTTTATATATGCTGTCGACCGGGACGCGTGAGAAAATCAGGCCAAAAATGCAGTAGATAATACACGTTGTGAGGCCGCCGACAGCAACAGCATGATAGCCGCCAACGGATAATGCAATCATTACTGGGGCAACGAATGCGCCGGAATTTGAAATAAACATGGGCGATTGGTACTTTGTTGCCGCGAGATAAACAATAGTTGCAAATCCAGCGCCGATCAAAGCGCCGCTGACAGCTACGCCACAGATGTTCGCAATGAGCACGGTCGCCACAAATACGGATAACAGGAGCTGCAGGCTGAATAACAGGAGCCTACCGATGGGGAGTCTATCGTCGACGTTATACAGCATTGCACCCCTCCATATAACTTGTTATACCCCATACGACCGGAGCAATAATCGCAAGGATATACTGCAATGTTTCGCTCCACTGAAGTGTAATGGAATTAAGAAGGAGCGTAAGGGACACAACATTAATTGCAAAACAGATTAACTTCATAGAAACCCTTTCTATCTGGATTGATGCTCGGCATAAAAGCCGCCGCATTTTACGTTATAGTTCATACCGAAGTCCTTTGGGTCGCGGACGAGCAGCTCCCCGCAATCGCAGAGATGCCCGTCCGCATGATACTCGCTTATCGGCATGCTGATCTCAATTTTCCTGCCACATGATGGACAGTAAAAACGATATTTCATCTGAGGAATTCCTCATAGCGACGGATGTACCAGACCGCCTTTTCGAGGTCCTCGAGGACTTTTGCTGGGTCTTTTCTTCCTGCGCGGCAAATATACTTCACGGCATTACCGAGGTGGAAGGAGAGCTTTTGGTCTTCGATAAAGTCGATCACCTCAATCTTGCCTGTGTTGTAATGGGATGGGTGATTCACATTTTCTTGTGGCTTGCCAGAATCGTCTGAAAATCCAGCCGAAGCCACACCGTGTTCATATACAATTTCTTCTTCGTTTCTGTATTCCTTCATGTCTTCTCCTTACTGCACCCCTGTACTTCCGAAGCCGCCGCGGTCGTGGTTGGCAAGCTCATCGACCTCAACGAACTCGATATCGGGCTGCTTCTCCTGAATGCGAAACTGGCAGATCCTGTCGTAGCGGTGGATCACCGTGTTCTCCACAGCAAGAATGGGGACGAACCACTGATCGTTATCGCCGCAGTAGCTTTCATCTACAACACCGGGGCTGTTGGGCTGGAGCGTAAAAAAGTTTTTAAATGTGCTGCCGCGCGGTGCGACAAGTGCTTCATAACCATCAGGCAGCTGCATGGCGACGCCGAGCGGGACCTTGCAGAATTCTCCGGCGCGGAGAACAACGTCTTCCGCGGCGCGAAGGTCGATCCAGTCGCCGATTTCGATCTTTTGAACTCTCGGCATATCCGGGTCGAAGTATTTAATTAAAATCTTTTTCGTCATAGGAACTCCTCATATGTTTGCATGGCGTCTTCTTCCTGCGGAGAAACGCCTTTACTTTACGGCAGATAAAGCCGTCTGTTTCATCGATACCGTTATGGTAGTTGAGATGATTGCACTCCTGGCATTCATCTGGAAGATCTTCAAATCTCATTTCAGCTCCTCGGTCTCCCGTTCCAGTGTGTGAAGGCGGTCATAAGAAACATGGCCGCGGCAATGCAATAGACAAGCGTGTCCAAATTCAATTCTCCTTTATGAAATTTGCTCGGCGTACTGCTCCTCATTCGCAAGGTAGACACCGAGAACAGGATCAAAATGCGGTTCTTCATCAGGGCGGAAACGCCCAAACTTCACAATGATGTTTGGCATCGACATGAGAAAATGAAGTTCGCCGTCGATCTCCTCCTTCCGATAGCCGGTGTAGATGACGACAGGGTCCGTGCAACCGTACTGCATGCGGAGCTTCTGCAGGAACGGGAAGAGCTCACCCCACTGGTCGAAGGGTTCAAGACCGCCGAAGACGATGGCCTTGCTGATGGGGTTACTCAGATAGCGCCGGATCAGGTAATCGTCGTCGGTGTGGATCGGGTCTGCGTTTGCGAGGTCTGCATTCTGGCAGACCTGATTTCCGCACTCCTTGTCACATTTGAATGAACAGGTCGTTGTGCTGATGAACATGGATGGGACTTTGTAGTTGACAAAGTCCTCATCTGTGATACCTTTCAACCACATTACTGCATCACCCCGTCATTTGAGAGGACATTCATCCAGCGGCGCTTATCGAATTCCGCCTTGCGGATCTTCTGATAGCTTGAAATCGGCGTGTAAAACCCTACGACACGCGCATATGTGTCGGCAGCGGGCTCACCGCATACCGGACAGCGCGGTTCTGATATGAACGCATGCTTATGTTTGCAGACAGAAATCTTCGTGGTGAATGCGAAGTAGATCACACCCTGCGACGCAACATAGTTCAGCATCTGCCATGCCGTATCCTCGTTCGGAAAACGGTTTTCGATATTGATATGCGCGATACAGCCGCCGCCGCACTTCTTATCGAAGAGATTGCCGAGTCGGCATTTCTCCTGGATGGTGCATTTCTCCATGAGCGGGATCCACTGATTACTGTAAATAAAGTATTTGTTCTGCTCATACAGCAAATTATCGGCCTGGCAGATGACGCCGGCGCAGTTTTCAGCGGGGATCATCTCGATATTGAACGAGAAATCACACTCAAAGCTGTCTTTGACCTCATTCATGGCGTCGAGAATCTGCGATGCAAACTTAACGGCCTCGTCGGAGTAACTCTTGCAGCCAAGCTCGTCAGTGTTGATCAGGCCAAAGAGATCCATGACTTCATACATGCCGATGCCGCCGATGGTGCAGAACTGTTTATCCAGTTCAACGGCGCCGTCCTGATAGTTCGGCAGGAGCCCCTTCTCAATATTGCGTTGAATGATGTGGCGCATGGCGGTCAACGCCTTGCAGTCGAGCAAAACGCGCTGACGCAGGATCTTCAGATACTTTTTCTTGTCGAATTCGCTTTCATAGGCGATGCGGACAAGATTAATTGTACTGACACGGCAGGAACCGACGGATAATGCCGTTCCGCCGATGGAGTTGATGAAAGCATCGAGCTTCTGCGTGTCGGAAAGCAGACGGCAGCAGTTGGAGAGTACGCCGACATTGTCCGAAACGAAGAAGTTGGAGTCGGACCAGCGCATGTTGTGGTCTGAGCACCACCGAGCATACGCTTCGTCGGCAAACTTGCCATCCTTATACAGGAGCGAGTAAGTTAAAACCGGATAAGTAAACATATTGGTCTCGCGGATCTCGCTCACAACTTCCATAAAGACCTTCTGGCACTCCGCCATGTCGTCGATGTGGTCGATGGCGAGCGTTCCGTCCGGGAACTCCATACCGCCGAACAGAGACTCAAGATATGGATGATCGAAGATCGAAATATTTGTAAAGGCGCTCTGGTCGATCCTTAAAAATGGCTGGTTGAGTCTGTAGATCAGCTTCTGGAACTGCTGACGGAGGTAATAATCCGGATCCTTCATGTAGTATCCGTCCTCCACGTCCTTCTTCCAGAAGTACCAAGCCCAGATCAGGACGTTCGGCATGCCGACGGCACCGCTCTGGCGGTTGGAGAGGAACGAGACAAACTCGATCACGTCATCAAAGTATGTAGTCAGATGCCTCGGCGCTTCGTTGTTATAGTTGTCAAGGAAAAACAGACCCTCCGTCGCGAGACGGGTAAAGTCGTTCGCCCAGCAATACGGGAAGTAGCTGGCGGTTGTGGAGTCGTTGAGGTAAAAAGCCCTGCTGAACTCCGCCCTGAGCCACTGTTTTGCGGTGCGAAGCCCCCACATCTTTTTGATCTCCATGAAGATCTTGTTGAGACCAAAGAGCTTGTCCTCGCTCTTGGCCTTCTCCGTCATAAAGGAGCGGATATCCTTGTGATTCGCGTTCGCATTGGGGTCGATGCTGGAGTCGGCAAGCGTGTCCTTGTCGACAAAGTTGTCAATGAATTCGGAGAAGTCAAGCTGGCTCGGGTGGAGACCGTTCAGGTACTCAAAATCCTCACCGTATTCTTTTTTAAGTTCTTCGAGATAGCGCTCGAAATCTTTTGATAATCTCAGCTGAATTTCCACGTATTACTCCTTCTGACCGTTCGCCCATTTGACGGCATCGCCGAAGGAAAGAAGCCTACCCCCGACCATCAGGGCGGGCGCCTCTGTCATGCCGAGACGCTGCATCTCCTCCACGTCGTCACACACGGAGTAGGCAACGCCCGACAGATCGAGCTTCTTTTTCAATATGCCGCATTTCGGGCAACCGGTCGTATAAAAAATGATGTCCCCTTCCATTCCGTTCCTCACTTTTTGATTGCACGGATCAGAGCGGCAGCGCCGAACAGCACCCCGGCGAGCGCGGCGACACCTACGACCGGGACTTCGAATACGGTGAGTTCCTCGGGCTCGCAAAGCTCGTCGTCAATGTCATCGCAGAGATCATAATGATCGCAGGCTTCGCAGTCGCCGCAGCAGTGATCATCTACAAGAAGATCGGACGCATCATCTTCGACATCGTCATCAATGTCATCTTCGGTGTCGTCTTTCACTTTTTCTGCGACATCGTTCAGGTATTTGGCGAACTTCTTGTAGTCATCCGTCCGGATCATGTTGCCGTTGCTGTCCATATAGCAGAAGCTGACGTTTTCCATGGGTTTGCGCATAAGCTTTTCAAAGAAATTCCACATATTCTTTCTCCTTTTTCTTAATCAACAAATTCGTCCGCGTGCCGGCTGATCCAGCCGCGATGGTTCTGCGAAAGGCTGCAGAACGCAGCGCGATCGCAGGATTCAAAGTGTTTCATGTATCGCACAAAGCCGCTTTTGGACGGATCGTCCATATCACACTGCAAGTCGTGCCCGATCACGACGACCTTGGTATGGGACCCGATGCGCGTCAGAACCTTTTTGAGCTGTGAGGCGGAGAAATTCTGCGCCTCATCAAGGATCACGACGGCGTTATCGAGGTTTGTGCCCCTGAGAAAAGTGTCGGTGATACAGGTGATAAACCCGGTGCCGTTTTTCTGATTCACCATGGACTCGGTATTGATGGCGGTGTTCGGATTGACGTTGCAGTTGACAAGCGCCTGCCAGAAAGCCTCGAAATAGACAGAAGATTTTTCCGTAAACGACCCAGGGAGATACCCCTGCTTGCGCTCCCCGTACGGGGAGACGATATAGACGATGTTCGGGAATACCCCGTACTCCGAGAGGAGCACGGCGGTGCCTGCGGCGATCGTGGTTTTGCCCGTACCGGCCTTGGCATTGCAGAAAACGATGTCGTAATCCGGCGACCAGATCGCGCTTGCAAATTTCTCCTGCTCAGGGTCAAGTTCCATACCGAAAAACATCTTCGGGTCGAGCTTTGCCGGGATATCAGGAACAGATTCCGGCTGTGCTTTCCTTTTTGCGGCCATGTTACATACCTCCGTGCTTTGGTAGTGTCTCCTTTGATTCTTGAGCGGTCTTCGTTATGAGGTCTGGACAAGACGCCTGTATTCGTCCATCCAGAAATACGTTCCTTTCTTGGAAAAGGATGCGCAGTAGACCACGTCGCCCTTTTGAAAGGGCTGTTTTTTATAATTGGATTCCCTTACGGTCATGCGAGACGCTTTCCCGCTTCCGATCGACACGGTGCTGACGCCGCGCCCCCATACGCTGCCGTTCTTTTTGTCAGTAAGCGGCCAGATATCCGTGACGTACAGCTTTCGGCGGTCTTCCTGCTTGCCGGAGCAGTACCCGGCGTAGCCCATGACCTCAATGAAGTTATTCACCTTGGTCACATCGTCCAGATCCGGGAATCCGGCTGCCTTTACAAGAGCCTCCGCCTCGATCAAGACGGCGTGCGTGTCAAAGAGCGTATAATTCTTCGCTTCGCCGCCGGATTTTGTGACGCCGACGGCGTATTTCCGGATCAACGGCTCAAGAGGTGTGCCGTCGACAAGCCTCTTGGCAAGCTGCTTGGCGCAGCCCTTCTTAAACGTATCGGCAAAGAGGCTGTTGATACGCAGAAGCTCGCGCTGATTGCCGAATTCCGAAAAGAAATCCAATTTGATGAGGATATCGAGCTGACGGCTGTTGATGCTGGTTTTCGCGTCGAGCCCATAGAGCACATCGACAAAATGGTCGAAGCGCGCGCTGTGTGCGAGGTCATACATTTCGTCCGCAAGCTGAGTGCTCATGTATTTTACCGAAGAGAGCCCCTTCGCGATTACGTTTCTCTCTTCGTCGAAGGAGTAATCCCCCCGTGACACGCCCCATTTCGGCATAGTGACAGGGATATCGATCTTCTTGGCGTATTCTGTCCCGTTTCGGATATCGTCTTCGTTGGCCGCGTTGTTAAGAAAAGAGGTAAGGAACGCGAGCGGATAATAGTGGCGGTAATAACCACAGAGATAGCCGAGCAGACAGTATGCAATTGAATGGTTATACCCAAATTGGTAGCTTGCGCTGTCTTCGATGACCTGCAGGAATTCCTTCGCCTCCTGCTCGGCAACTTCGCGCGGCTGGTTGGACTTACTGCAGTAACCCTCGAGGATCGATGGGAGTGCGGCGTCAAGCCTGTCCTTCTGTTTCCTGCCGATCGCGCGGCGGATATTATCGGCCTGTGATCCGGAAAGCCCGCATATCTGCTGCAGGAACTTGATGGTGTCCTCCTGATAGACGAGGTAGCCGAGGTTCTCTTTCAGCAGATCGTCGATCAGCGGAGACGGGTTCTTGTGGATCTTATGAGCGAGGATCTGGTCACGGTATGATGCGCCGGATGGACGGATACAGGCCGTCACAAGGGACATGTCCGCGATGCTGTCCGTGCCGAACTTTCGGAAACACTGGGCTGCGTAGTCGCCTTCAAACTGGAAGATCGCCGTGAGATCGGAGCGCATGTCTTTCCATACCGCTTCATCGCACCAGTCGATTTCATTCGTTTTTGGGTATGGTCTGCCAAGAAGTCTGCAGCAGTCCCGGATGACCTGAACGGTTTTGAGCACAAGAAAGTCATATTTTGCAAGCCCGGTGTCGTGTGCCTCTTCCATGTCCAGAAGCAGGCAGTTCTCACCGTCTTTGAGGAAGACCCCATACTCCTCGATCAGATTCACGGGACTGATGACCATGCCGGCCGGGTGTACGGATTGTGATACCTTCGTCCCGGCGAGGCCGTCGTAGTAATAAAAGAGCTCGCTGTACTTTTCCCGTGCTTTCCTTTCGCTGATCTCAAAATCTGACTTGATCTTCGCGACTCTCTGGAGGCTCCACGGGTTCTCCTCCCCGCTGTTCCCGTGTTCGAGCGCCCACTTCCTCGCGAGATAACGGCCGATCTCGTCAATGACCGCTTTGGACTGTACCGTGCCGTAGGAAGCGACGCGGGCGGTCTTTTCATTTCCGAACCGTTCGATGATGTGTTTGAAGATCGCGGGCCGGTCCGATTCCACGCAATCTATGTCGATATCTCCGATTTCTTCCCTGTCCTCATTGCAGAAGCGGGAGAAAACCGTATTCCATGTTTCCGGGTTGAGGTCGATGATATCCGTCACGTAGGCGACGCGGGAGCCGCCGACGGACCCTCTCGCCGTACCGATCGCCATCCCCTGCTGCTTGCACCAGGAGATCAGCTCGGACATGCTGAGCATAAAGGCGCCCATGTTGAGCTTGTCAAAAACCCTGAGTTCCTCGCGGATCGCCTCCCGAAAAGCCTGCTCCTGCTCGGGCGGAATGATGCCGGATGTAAGCTTCTCGCGGAACTTTATATCAACCGTCTCATGGAACTTCTCGGCATCTGCCTCGTGGGATCCATAGAGAATCGGGTATTTGATGGATGTGTCGAGCGGATAGTCCTCACACAGATCGAGCAGCTCATTGGTGCGGTCGATCGCGTCGAGCCAGACATCCTCCGGCAATGCGTCCTGCGCACGAAAAGCCTCCGTGAGCTGATCGTAAGTCTTGAAGGTGAGGTCAAAGGCGTCCTCGTCGCCGTAGCTCTTCCCTTTTGCGGCCATCAGAACGCTGCGGCATTCCGCCTTGTACGGTGTGGAGCTGTGGGTGTCCGTCCCGGCGATCAGTGGGATACCGGTCTGTTTGGAAAGCCCGTACAGCCATTGGTTGTACTCGATCTGATCTGGATGGTTATGAGGCTGGATCTCCAGATAGTCATAGTGGCGAAGAAGTTCGTTGTATCTCGGGTGAGCGTCTCGGCCCTCGAGCCGGTTCAGAGGAGACGCGAGGCATGCGCTCGTCTTGATGATGTTGCCGGAAATACCGAGGAATTCATCGAAGCTGAGGCGATTGTTGTAATAAAAATGATCCGGCTGCGAGGACAGCCAGACAAGACGCATCAATTCACGCGCCCCTTCTCTGTTCCTCGCGAGCAGAACCGTGTGGTAATTATCCCTTACCTTCTCTCTCAGCGTTTCTGTGAGATAGATTTCAACGCCGTGGATGAAACGGATCCCTTTTTTCTCACAGTACAGCTTCTTGGACACCCAACCGCGCGGGAGGCCATGCTCCGTCGATGCGATGGCACGCATACCGTTTTCGACGGCGAGGTCTACATAGTCAGAAAACCGCGTACAGGAGTCAAGCAGACTGTAGTCGCTGTGGCAATGATATAAAACATAGTTTTTATCGATACCGAAGCCTCCCTTCATAGAGTTTTCGGAAAGTCTCCTCGCCCTGGTCTACAGGGCTGTCCTTCTCGGAAAGCAAATGTTCTCTGTCCTTTATGTAAAAGACGTTCATATAGTTGCGAAGCTTTGCGATGTTGTGGTCTTTGCGAACGTCCACATCCTCATCGAGGGCAAAAACCACGTTTACGCCGAGTTTGATCAGGATCTGCATCTGATCCGGTGACAAATGCGATGTCAGGATAGCGCCGCAGTTGCGGATTCCCCACGTAGCTGCCTTCAAAACGCTCTTGCAGCCCTCAAAAAGGATCAGTTCGCGTGCCTTCAAAATAGAATCCCTGTTTTCCGCGATACCATAGATGGTCTGCATGCGCCCCCACTTGTAATAGTAGTTGTATTTCCGCTGACCTTTCGCTTTCCAGTCCGGATCGAGCGTCCTGCCGCCGATATTGACAATGTTTCCGTTCACGTCGCGGATCGGATAGACGATTCGGTCGGCAAATCGGTCATATTTCACCTGAAACTGGCGCATAATCTCATCAGAAATACCCTCTTCGCGCCAGACGGAGAGCTTTTCTGGGGCATCTTCATAGCGGAGCATGACATTTGGGTCAAGAATGGTCTGCTTCGCCTCTTTTTTGGCGTTCTCTGGCGGTGCGAAACGCCTGCAGACGACTGTCGCGTCCAGTTTTTTGTGTTTCTGGACGTCTTCGCCATCTTTCCCGGCGTATTGGAGCAGCTTTTCATACGCCTCGCTCCCGGAGCACTTGTCGTGATAGCGGACAAAGGTATAGAGGTTGCCTCCGATGCCTGAGGAGAAGTCGTAAAAGGATCTTGTCTCCGGTCTTACAGAAAAGGACGGTGTTTTTTCTTCTTTGAAGCAGGAAAGCCCCCAGTATTCATCGCCGCGCTGCTCCAATTCGATATACTGTGAGATGTATTCCACGATATCGATCTGCTCCAGAAGCGTTTTCAGATCCATAATCTCCCAGCCTCCTGACTTAGAACGGAGTTTGCGGGATATGCTGCTTTGCCTCGGAATACAGGATGTGGTCGCCGTCGAAAATCATGTCGATGTATTCGCCGCTCGCCATCTGCGGGCCGTTTCGGTTAAAAACCACACGGAGTTTCTTATTCCCGCACTCTTCTCCGTCACATTCGATCTCTTCCGGTGTTTTATCCTGCAGCATACAGATCGTACTGGCATTTCGCACGATTTTTGCGGAGTCGGCGAGCTTGCCTGTGGTCGTTGCCTGTGCGGCGCCGATCCCGGCGATCCCCATATCGCCGCAGATGCGGTTTTTAACGCAATCGACGAACTTGCCGAGCTCGTTGTATGTGGCAAAGGCGTCACCATCACCGGAGGACTTAAAATAATCCACGATAACGACGTCAAGGTGCCCAAACATATGGTCTGCCTTCTTTACGACAGAGTATGCGCTCTGAACATCGAAGGTTGGGATATAGAGATGAGTAAATTTCTGCTCTTTCAGCCACTCTTTTTCAGCAAGGATGCGCTGATGCTCTTCCTCGTTGTAAGTCCCGGCCTTCAGATGCTTATATTTAACACCGGATAGATGAGACAGTATCCTCGCCGTATACATACGGGTGTTCAGTTCGGAATCCAGATATAAAACCGACTTTCCCTGCTTGAGAAGGTCAACTGCGCAGTTGAGAAGGAACATGGACTTGCCCTGCTTCGCCTCAGCGGCAAAAATCACAAGCTCGCCCTTCTCCATAGTCGCATATTCGTTGAGAGACGGGAACTTAAATGGGATGCCTGCGTAACCTGAGCCCTGGCGGTCTTCGATCTCCTGCCAGTGTTTGTCCACAACCTCGGCAAAAGTCTGTATCTCGGATCTGACGGTGTATGGAACTGTAACTTTGTCGATTTCGTCGTAGATTTTCTGCTCGAGGTTTGTCTCTGCGGGGTCTGCGCACATACGCTGACATTCTGAAAGTGCAATGTAGGTATCGCGCCGAAAAGCCGCGTTCAAAATGTTGGAAGTAAGAGAGCGGTACTCCTCGACGCTGTTTCTCGCGATGTTGCCGCTGTTTGCAACGAGTTCCTGTACCTGCTCCGGTGTGATCTGGTCCAGACATCCGCGCGTCGACGGCAAAGAACTGAGCGCTTCGATAATATTGAAGGCGTCGACGTACTGGATGCCGTCCTCTGCGATTTTTTGGAGCGCGGTATATATGGTTTTGTTTGTGAAGCTTACGAAGTGCCCCGGGAGCAGCTCATCTGCGTGGAAATAGTAATCCGGGTGGTGAATCAGCGTCGCAATGACGCCGGCTTCCGCGTTGAGATCATTAATATCATTTGCTCTTTCTACTTCTATCGTCTGTGCCTCCTTTCTTTCTGTTCTTCGAGATACAGGTCGCAGTTGTTATGCTCGCCGCAGACCCAGCGGCAATAATAGAAGTCGTCCTCGGGGAAAAAGTCGGATTCCCTACATAGGGACTCGATTTCTTCCAGTGCCCACGCTTCCGCACGCATTTTTGCGTCAAGATTGAAATCCTCACGAATCAAAACACCGCTTCTGAAACAATTGAGCCATAATTCTGCCGGATATTCTCCGTATTCCCTGAAAACCCAATCGGAATAGAGGTATAGCTGCATCAGCGTGCTGTCGAGACGTTCGTCGTCCTTTGTGTACTTCCCATTTGTACTGCGTGGCTTGAGCGCCGCTGATTTATGGTCGACGAGGACAAGTTTCCCATCTTCCTTGCGGCCGAGGTAGTCCAGAAAGCCTGTAAAGGACGCGTCTCCAACTCGAAAAGAGAGTTCCTTTTCGACTTCGAGTGTTTCAAGCGGGAAAGGTTCAAAATGTTCAAAGTATTCCGCCCCCGCATCGAGATACGATCGCTCGATCTTCGCACTCGGCCGCGTACCAAGCACACGAGTCGGAAACCCCTGAAGAAATTCCGGAAGAAGCTCATCCATAGCAAGATCTCCCGTATAAAAACGGGCGATCAGCTCGTGGCAAAAGCTGCCATAGGACGCATAGAACAATTCCTCCTCCGGAAGCTGCATCAGGTATCGCAGATAGCCCTGCTGCGGGCAGGTCTGAAAGGTTTTAAGGCGCGAAAAGCTCCATGTCATGTCCCGAAACAAGGGCTCGTAATTGATGTCCCTCATTCAGGAATTCCTCAGAATGGGTACTCATCTTCCGGCTCGTTTTCTCCCTCATAAGGCGAAGACTGCTGCTGTGCCTGCTGGTGCTGCGGCTGCTGGCCGCCGTTCCCGTCTGCCATCTCAAAGCCCATCATTTTATAATTGGTGTAAGTGATGTTCTTTGCCTTGTCATACTTGGTGGTGACGTCTACGTCGCCGAGTTTGATACGGTCGCGCGGCTTGAGCCTGGCAGCCTTTACGGCGCAGGCACTGCCGATGCAGTCGATAAACCCGCCGAACTCATCCTCATACTCGCCGGTGTCTTTGTTCTTTCTGGAAATGCTGACGCGGATTTTTGTCCACCGATCAGACTTTTGTTCGACCTGCCATACGGTCGCATATGCGCCTGTGTGAAAACCCATTGCTTATTCCTCCGTTACAAATTTTTTGAGATCGTCAAGAAGCTTTGCAGCCATGACTGGCTCAGTGATCTTTTTATAAGCCGCGCCCTTTGCGTAGCGGCTCAGGAACTTTTTCAGATCCTCTGTTTTATCCGGGTGATCGGCGCAGAATTGGCCGACGATCAGGTCGACCTCCGCGATCGATTTCTCTGCCGCCTCTTTCCCCTCTGCCTCGGTGGCCTCGCGCTGCTTGGAGCGCCAGCTATCCGGATCGTCCTCGACCGTGGAAGAGCCGAAATACTTGAGCAGAAAATACCGGTAAGTATAGGTCAGACCGGAGCCGAAGCTCTGCGACGCGTCCTCCTGCTGGCCGATCAAAATCCACGGCACTTCGATGCGCTCCGCCGGGTTATCATCATTGACCCAGGTATAAAGGGCATCGGCCTGAACCAGGATCTCAGCATTCTTTTCGTCGTAAATCTCGCCTGTCTTTTTGTTCGCCTTGGTTTTGATGTAGGCATATGGTTCGACGCGCGTCGTCCCAGGGACAATGGACGGGATCAATGAGACGTGCAGATTATCCATAAGCCCGGTAATTTTGGCGAGGATCGCAGCGTCGGTGACATAGCGGTAATTGAATGCGGTCTTATCCTTCTCCAAAACCTCGACCGACTTGCGGATTTTCGCCAGCTTCTGATAGAGATTTAATTCTGTGTCTTTTGTCATGCCTGTGTGTGATCACTCCTGTTTTAATTTATTTTACATGACCAATCAAAAACAGGGCCCGCATAAAGCGGGCGCCCGTTCAAGCCTGTATGAGTTTTTTCCACTCTTTATAATCGCGTCTCAGATCGGAGGCCAAGACTTCTATCTTTTTTGACTTCGGCGTTTTTGTTTCTGCGCCTGCCAAAATCCGCTGGCCGTTCGGGCTGTCCGCCGCGATCTTGATAAAGTTGATTTCAAGCCCGGCAAGCTCCTGCTCAAAGATCCGGTAAAAAACACCGGACATCCAGACGTGCTGGTAACTGAGACGCGATTTCGTCTGCCCCGAGGCGTTCGCCGAACCGATTTTCTTGGAAACCCGCATACGGATGCCGTAAAGCGTACACTCACCGCGAATTCCACGGAGGATCTGTTTGCCGGGGACCCTGTCACGCCATACCGCGTCATAATTTGGATGCTTGTAGCGAAACTGTGTAAGTTTGATGCAGTTTCTCACCGCGTCGACGCCCTGGCGATAGAGGATCGCCGTACTGTCAACTTTTGTGATTTCCAAATTGTCGAGATCGACATCGCCGGCCGTGATCTCAACAGCTCTTTCCGCCGGAAGTCCGCCGTACGCGAGCCAAAAGTAACAGCGGTACGTATTATCAACTGTCCTTTCGCTCTCCGGGTCAAAAACCTCGTCCAGGCAGCGCTGGAGATGCACCGGATTGAGAATGAAAGCATCGCCGATCCGGTCTGTTCCGATATCATGAACGGAAAGCGAATTATCAACGGCACCCGGGACGCCGTGCTCAATGCACCATTTAGAATACCGTGAAAGCCACCGAAGCCTCGTGTACCTGCCGCGTATTTTGATACCAGAGATTTTTTCTGCAACAGGGAGCACATCTTCCCTCGACTTTGTGCAGAAATCCGCGCCCCAGGATTCCTCATACGGGGCAGTCGCCGTGAAGACGCTCCTCGCGACCTTCTTGTTGTTATCCGTCTCGATACTATCGATAAAAGCCTGCTTTAATTCCTCGTTATACATACGAACAGTGCTTCTTCCGGTTTTTGCCATAAGAAACATCTCCTTTTATGTAAAGGTGATCAACTGTTTACACCATACAACAACCACGAGGAAATGTCAAGTAAAAATTCTTCAATTTACCATCAGCGTATAACTCCTGCTCTGGGGCGCGCTCCCCTGGGCCGGGGAGGAACACACAATGTGGATCTTTCCTTGTGTCCCGTCGACAGATTGATCGACCTGAACATATTTTACATCCTCAAAACAGATATAATTCTGTTCTTTTGGGTTAAAGATCCGAATCCTCGTCGGATTCACCCAGACGTCGATCTGAGGAAACGACATCCGAAATGTGTGGCAAACACCGAGAGGGTCAAACCAATTTTGTGCATCAAAATCATACTGGACTGACCTTGGGGCGTGTTCAGACAGGTAACGTTTGAATTCCAACGGCATCATCTTTTTCATCTTAGCAAAATCCTCCATTTTTAAGAGTCCAGCAACGCCATTGATGGCTGAAACGATCTATAGTGCTATTGTATCACAGTGTTTCCGCGTTTCTCAAGGGCGAGGTCACTCTTAATTTTTTGGGATTTGAGGAAGTTTTTGGAAGGTAGTGGACAATTAGATTGCCGTTATGAAAGCGGCGCCCAATCGCCGTGTAGCCGAACGACAGCAAGCCCGAAGCTTGCGCGTTTTGAAGTCTTCCCGTAGCCATATCGACTAATGAAATCATCTAACCTATAGTCTCTGGAATCCCCCTCTGGTTTTCCGATATAGCTTGGAGGAAGAGGTGTGTTTACGTATACGTACACGTTTAATTTGTTATAGTGTTTATTCAGTTCATCTGCAATGCGGAGCATAAAGCGCTCGGACATTTCTGCAAATTCCTCATCATAACCATTCCGATCAAGGGGGTCTGGACTGAAGCGCGTACAGGAAAGGATACTTCGGGGGTATTTCCCGTGCTGAGCCATCTTAAAAAGCTCATAAGTTTTAGCGCTGTAAAACCGGTCCCATTTAACTTCGCCGTTACCAATAAAGGTATCGAACGCTTCTCTGCCGTTTTTCCACCCGTGAGTAGCGTCATATATGATTTCATTCTGCGCTGTTTTGCTCGGGTACCCTGTTACAAGTTCCAGGAAATGATCATATAACTCTTTCCGTCTATCAAGTTCCATCTGCTTTGCACTTGATTGATGGATATCGATAAGGTGAATCACGAAGTAGATACAAAGGACGATCGCGGCGATCGGAATAGCAAACATACACTACACCTTCCAAGAATAAATTATAAAAAGCCTTTCACATGATCCGAAAGATCCGAAAGATCGGATGAAATCTCTTCGAGCGCGTCCGCGTTATCTTCCATCGATGAATACCTGTCGCTTTCCTGCAGGTTTTCCGGGAGATTCTCAAACGCGTCGCGCTCGTCATCGGAAACTCTCTCGATCAGAGAGGCGGCGCGGAGGATCATGGCGTTCGCCTCTCGTAAAAGAGCCCTTCGTTTATCATTCAAGTTCGAACAGACCTCCATAAACGAGCTTTATTACGGCATTATCACCGTCGTTGGAAAATGTAAAATACTTCGTATGTTTAATAATATTGAAAAAAGGGTCGCTCCGCCCGTCCATAAACTCTACGAGCGGTGCGTGGATTGCGATTATAAAATCGCCATTTGCCTCTTCGACATATGCGTCAATCGCACTCGCCTCGTTTTCCTCGCAAAGCGAATCAATTTCAGCGCAATCGTTGCGAATATGTGCAAGAACACCAGATTTAACCCTGGCGTTTTGCGCCCTCTCTTTCATCGCAGATATTGCCATGTCTGCGATATCAAAACTCGAAATACTCATCTTAAACTCCTCACTCAATCGGTTTTGTCATCCCGTTGAACCCAAACGAAAGTCTTATTCTACCGTCTGCGAGCGGACATAGCTCCGTGACATCCGCGAACTCTGCGACACGCGAAAACCACTCAGCCTGGGTGAAAAGAAGCTCGTCGCCCTCAATAGTAATGCTGCATGTACTCTTAAACGGCTTATGGAGTTTGTAGCTTATTCTCATATTCGGTCTGGCGAGTATCCTTTCTACCACGCCGCATGCAAACTGGAATTCCTTCATTCTCCTCGTGCTGATCAACGCAGTTTTTGCGTCCTCTTTTTCAAGTTCACAAAAAAGATCTGTAAGATCGTCTTCTGAGAATTCTTTCTCGCGATTATTAGCCATATCACCGCTCCTTTATATAGGTTTATAGTATTTTACCATGCCAGCTTTACGAGAGCAAGATTCAAACGCAAATAGCCTTTTCTATCGAGTGTTTCGCGACAAGTTCAGAAGGGTCATGTGCCTTACCGAGCTTCTTAAAGGTGCCGTCTACCAATTGGTACAGGTAGTACCAGTCGCGCGTCTCTTTGCTCGTAATGATGAAGAGCAGATCGCCTGAACGGTTATAATACCCGACCCAGACGTGCTCTCCTTTTGGATATTTCAATTCCATCGTATTTACTCCTGATGCTACGTTTTCAGTGCATCTTTCTGATAAAATCTACGCATGCCGCAGTCGTGACGGCTGCGTTTCTCACATCCTCAGCCGATGTATCTTCGGAAAACGAGACTCGGATACTGCTGTGCGCTTCCTCTCCGGAAAGCCCCATCGCTGTGAGGACGCGGCTCGGGCGTGACTCGTGGCTGCGGCACGCCGATCCTGCGGAGACGCAGATCCCTCTCGCGTCAAGCATCAGAAGGAGGCTCTGCGCGTCAACACCGTCGAAGCGAAGATTCAAAACCTTGTTGGTGTTCTTCCCGCTTCCGTTGACCAGGAAGTGTTCGCCGTCGCCGCAGAACGAAGCAAACGCACCTCGAAGATCTTTAAGAAAGATCTCACGCACGATGCGCATGCGGCTGCTGTTCGCCTCAAGGTTCTCTTCCGCAAGCTCACACGCTTTCCCAAAACCTACGATGCCGGCAACGTTTTCCGTGCCGCCGCGAAACCCGAACTCCTGTTCGTCCCCACCGCAGATCAGCGGAGAAAGCAGCTCAGGACGGCTTGCGTAAATTGCGCCGACGCCTTTCGGGCCGTGGATCTTATGGGATGAGATCGTCATGAAGTCATATCCATCGCTGTCCGCTCTGAGCGGAACACACCCAGCGGCCTGTACGGCGTCTGTGTGGAACAGGGCGCCGGACTCCTGCGCAGCAAAACAAATGTCGCGCGTGTCGTTCAAAATCCCGGTTTCATTATTCGCCATCATCACGGAGACCAGACCGGTTGACTGTTTGATGGTTTTAACTACGGCGTCTGTCTCGATCTCCCCTGCAGGAGTGGGACACACTTTTGAAAGATAAAATCCGTCTTTTATACAGAGAGCGTCTGCAGCCTTTACGACGCTGTCATGCTCGATTTTCGAGATGACAACGTTCATGCGGACTCTTTTGCGAAGCTCTGTCTCCAGGCCGCGAATAACGAGATTGTTCCCCTCCGAGCCGCCTGATGTGAAGATCACATTTTCGGGAGAGCAGCCCATAAAGGAGGCGACCTGCTCCCGCGCTCTGTCGACGGCTGCCTTTGCCTCTCTGCCGAGGCTGTAAACCGCACCCGGATTGCCGTAGGATTCCCGGAGGTATGGGAGCATGGCGTCCAAAACCTCCGGCGCGACCCTTGTCGTGGCCGCGTTGTCTAAGTAGATCAAGTGGCATCACCCCTTCTTACGACGGCCTTATTGTGCCGCCGAGTCTCTCGATTGCGTCAATGATATCCTGAATACTGTATGTGGTAGCGCTGAAAGCATCAGCGGTCACACTGGCGGTTGAGTAAACTGCAGACGGTATTACTGTCTGTGCTCCCGCCCCCGACGCGATTTCATCCCACCTGCCGATGAGCTCCGGTCCGTCTTCTCTCTCGATATAAAGACAGCCTCCGTCATAGCTTGCGCCGGGATCCATTTTCAACGGCCGGATATCGCACGGCTCCGGCTCAAATTCCGGCTCCGGGATCGCGTTCAGGAAATCGCGTATCCCCTGTTCATAATCTTTGTCCATTAATGCTCCTTAAAAACCACCTGCTCGCCGCGCTTCAAAACCCAGCATCCGCTGTCCGTAACGGCACACTCAGCGCAGTTCCCGCCGCATGGCGTAGCGTCTTCCCGGGCTGTCGTCGTTCCATCACGGAAGAGTACGTGCGCTTCCGGGAATGCGTACGGGTTGACCATTTCAAGTCCAGGCCACGCACTGAACACGATGTGGAGATTGTCTCGGATCAGGGTCGTGCCGTGTTCCATGTACTTGTTGACGAGCTCATACTTCTTGGTAAAGCAGAGGATCTGACAGTGTTGGTTCCGCTCTGCGATCTCCACCATATGCGTGAGATAATCCATATTCGGAATATCCCCGGAGACATGGAAGCGGAAGAAGCGGGACAGCATGATCTGCGCCTCGACCTCGCGCCAGTAACTCTCGCTGTCCTGCAGAAGGACGTCAAGGTTGTTCTGGTAGGCATTGCGGACGGCGGGGCGCAGCCGCTCCAGTTTGGCTGCGTAGCACTTCGCCCAGCAGGCACATTCCCGGCACGTCTTCTTTGCCGGGAGAGAAACGCTCGGGATCTTCCCCATCTTGGAATTCCCGTCTGAAAACTTGACCTTAGACATGGCACTCCCCTTTCTGTATGAAGTTGTCAAGGTACAAAACGTCTGGTGCCAGCGGAGGGATTTGAACCCTCAAGCCGGGGGCATCCGGGCTTAAACCGGATGTGTATGCCAATTCCACCACGCTGGCTTATGGTGCCGGCGCCGGGACTTGAACCCGGACGGGCGAAGCCCTGCGGATTTTGAGGCCGCTTTGTCTGCCTGTTCCAACACGCCGGCATATACATCGGCAAATTGTTGATTCTTTTGCCGATGTGTGTTTGTTATTCCGCGAAGTTCCCGCCCTCTTCTGTCTGATAAAAGAGCTCGCGCAGCGTAATCACGTCGGTCGGGATCGAAGATTTGTCTTCTGCCGACTCGCGAAGTTTCTTTACGAAAGAGTAGAAGTAATTCGCAAGCGGCGTCGTAAGAGAGGACGTCCGGCGCGGGTCGATGTAGCCCTTGCGGATCGTCTCCTGCGCGACGGAGCGCATAAATTTCCAGAAGTTATAATAGGCGAGCTTGAGTTTTACCATGTAGCCGTTCGCCCCCTCGATCACAAAGCCCTCAATATGGCGGTTATGATAGAGGTAATCCTCGTCTGTGACGGTAAAATACCAGTCGAAGAATTCCTGCCACGATTCCAGCGTGAAGGCGTGCTCCTTGATCCGTAGCCCCGCCCAGTGGGCTACCTTCATCAGCTCCTCATACGGGAGCTTCCGCATCGGGATCTCGTTATAGACCACGTCGAGAAGGTAGATCCTGCTTTCGGGATACCGGATGATGTGCGGGTCGCGATCCACGTCGACGCACTCGAAAACGAAGGAGGCGTTGTGTTCTTTGGAGTACGCCTTGATCTGCTCCATACGGTCCTGCCCGAGGATCGTCTCCATATCCTGCCGCAGCCACATGGCGTAGTCCCCTTCCGGAGATGACTTGGTTGTGACGAAGAGACTGTCGTCATCCTCATTCCAGGATGCGATGCCGAGGAAGCCGTTTTCCTTGACATAAACCTCCGCCGGGAACGAAAGCTTGTACTGAAGCATGTCCAGCTTGGTCTCCGGCCGCTCGTTGACGTTGAAGAACTTGTCATAGGCTCGGGCCGTGATTTTTGCCTTCGGGATATTGATATAGAGCCCGCGCGCCTTAGTGGTCATATCATCCCATACGGCGTCATAGAACGCGGCCTTGGTAAAATTGAAGGAGGAGATATTCCCGTAGCGTTTTTCCTGAATGAACTTCGATTTCCTCATGTCGAGGATCAGCTGGGCGATATCTGTCTCGCCCTTCCGACTGTCGGTGTAGTTGATCAGCTCTTCATGCGGGCGGACTACGTCGTTTTTCACCTCATGTGTGAGGATCTCCCCGGACGGGAGAAGCGTCACGGCTCGAAGGCTGCCGCCAAACTCCACGCGGCCTTCGAGGTTATAGTTGCGTTCGTTTGCCATGACGGGCAAGTCTTTGGTGTTGCGGTGCCCATGGATCTGGATGCAATTCTCATTAGTGTTTCTAAGAAACGCATCCTCAACGGCCTCGAAATCGTTGTACGTTCCGACGCCCTTGATCATTTGGGAAGTCGCAACAAGAGACGGATGCTCCGGAATTCTGGAAAGCCCGGCGTGGGTGATGAAGAACTCCTTACCATGGTAGTCAAACCATGCGCACTGCCCCATGCGGCGGTAGAGCTTACGCACTTCCTTCTTGTCGATTCCTGCATCTTCCAGCTCGGAACGAGTATGAAGTTCGAATTCCTTGGACGGGCACTGCCCGCCGTTTGCCCAGACCCAGAGCCAGCGCTCGTGGTTACCCTCCAGAAGGAGAACGTTCGGACGTTCATATGTATGGATCAGAAAATCGACAACGGAAGCGTTCTCGATGCCGCGGTCGATGTAGTCACCGGTGAAGATGTAGAACTCGTCTTCGTGATAGCCGCCGAGTTTTTCCACGAGACACTCAGTCATGGCGGTCCAGCAGCCGTGAATATCGCCGATCACATGGACTTTCCTGTACTCGGAGAGGTCGATTTTCCTGAGCCAGATCCTGTCAAGCTCGCCCGGTTTGATGACCGTAATGCCGGACGGGATCTTCTGTGTGGCAAAGCGGGAATAGATCCGCTCGATTGCTGCCTCAGGAACGTGTTTGAGCGGATCGCGTCTGAGGTTCCGCTCCTTGCAGACCTCAAGCGGGATGTCCGTCATGTCGACGCAGTACATGCGGTACTTATAGGAGTCGCAGAGGTTTTTGTAGCGGTTCATCTCTGAGGTCTTGGAATTCGTGGCGTCGATGACGGTGAATTCACCGTTCTGCATACGTGCCTCCAGAATCTGAAAGAGCGTTTTCCAGACGGCCGTGTCGTTTGCCTGAGAGATCACGTAATTCCCATCTACGGAGAGGGATGGGCCGGCGAACATCATACGGATATCATCCGCCGAAAGAGCGTAGTCAGAGAGACCATGCTCCCTGATCCATGTAGTCTTTCCGCAGCCAGGTGCGCCGCGGAGCATCAAAAGAACTCTCAAGTCATCATTCCTTTCATGAATATTTATACAGCGAGGATTTCCTGCTCGCCGATGTTGGAGTTGAGGTAATTGTGCGTTGCGCTGCCGAGGTTCAGATTCCGATAGGCTTCCTCGATCTCCTCTCCGGTGATGCCGATATAATCCATCGTAATCGCTACGGAGGAATGCCCGAGCATCTTTGACAGGAGGAGAAGCTTTCTTGGATCGTTGTTTGACATGACCATCTGGTGATAAGCGAATGTCTTGCGGAGGGTATGAGTCGAGATGTGCATATTGAGGCCGAGGTCATCGCCAATCCCTTTGAGGATTCTGTCAATAGAGTTTCGATGCATCGGCTCATTCCTGCTGGCACCGCGGTTTGACTCGCTGCGGAACATGTAGTCTGAGAGGCTGACGCCCGGTGTGTTTTCCAGATAGAGCGTGACCGCCTCGATCACAGCTGTGTTGATGGTGATGTATCGGTTCTTTTTCTGCTTTCTGGTGTTCCTGGTCTTCTTCTCGAAAACCGGGAAGGTGCTCTTGAAAGTGAGATTGTCGTTGATCAGGTTCGAAAACCTGAGCTGCACGAGATCAGAAATGCGGAGGCCGAAGTTGATGCCAACGATGAAGAGCATGTTGTCTCGCCAGCGACGCCTGCTGATCAGGTATTCCGAGATGCGCATGATGTCGTCCATGCTCTTGATCGGTTCCGACGTGTGTTCCGGCGCAAGCTCCGTCTCAAAGTGTTCCTTTGCCGGGGCAATCAGTCCGGCTCGCAGGCGAGCCGTCTGTGTTTTCAGAAGCCCGACATCGATCGATTGATTGACGGGTTTCCCTGTAATATCCAGAATCTGCGCCAAGAGCCTCACCCCCCTTCCGAAGACGATATGGCGTATCAGATCATGTTTCCATCCACATAAACGGTTGCGTCATCGCAGATCACGCCGTCCTTCGCAATCTCCATGGCCTCGACGACATCTGTCGCCTCGACTTCAATACTGAATTCCACTACGTACTTATGAGTTTCCATCTGCTGTACTCCTTTTTGTATTTTATGTAGCCCATAATCCTCATGCGGAGGGTTGCTACGCCAGCAAGCAGTCCGCATGAGCGAGAGATCTCTCCCTCGCGTCCCCTGTCTTTTGTTATTTCTTCCGCAGGAAGAAATAATCAAAAGCCGGGGCTTTCTTCTTTGTATTCCTTCTACTGACAGTGAAAAGGGGTTACGAATAACCGATCTGCATTATGAGCGTTATGGATTAAGCGAGATCGAAGAGTGTAGAAAGCTCAGGTAGCTCCCACTCTCTTTCAAACATAAATGCTTTTTTGATGATTCCGTCAGGGCGGACGGGGTCTCTGCCGATATGGATCTGATCCGGGTTTTTGTACCCGAGAGAAACAAACAGCACATCTTTACTGTCCATCCATTCGTCCTCGTGGAAGCCAATCTCAAAACCCCATTCGCGGAGGGCGTCGAGGACGCTGTGCCTCTCATACACGTCGCGGCATCCGACGACGTTGCCGTCCAAGATCCACGATTTCATTGCTTCCGAATACATAATTCCTCCTATACAATCAGCACAGTGAGCTTTGTTTTATTGCGCCGGTGCTTTACAACAACTCGCTCGCCGTAGAGTTCCTCCGCTTCAAACCTTTCAACACTGGCGATGATTTTCCCGTTGAGATAGCTTCTGATCTCGACATCCATGACCGGCCCGCGAAGCCTGCACTTGTCGATCAGTTCTCCGAGGCGAAGCATGTTTCCTCCTAACCCTGCGAGCTGTCCCAGAGCGGTACAAGCTCGTTTTTGATTGTCCTGTGAAGGCACTCCTCATACTCAGCCTGGATACGATCCAGCTCATGCGGATCGTCCGTACAAAAATCCAGCACCTCGAGCGAGCAGTCCCGGAGTTCTGGTGAAACGAAAACCTCCTGAAAGAGGCCGCCTTCGTCGATCACGACTTTGATTTCCCTCATTGTGTTCTCCCCTGCTGATCAAATCAGCCTTTTATTTTCTATCGATGCGGCCATCGATCCAGATTTCCTTGCCGCACTTCTGGCAGATGTAGTGCCGGACGGAATAGCGCACGCCGGCTTCCATTTCCTCATAGAAGGAGCCGGTCGGCTCAAACTCGTGCCTGCAGAACAGGCGCTTCAAAAACTGCTGCAGCACTCTTCGGCTCCTCCCCTTCCTTATGGCTATGGTACTCAGATATCACGGAGCGGATCGCATCTTCTCTGGCGCTCGACCATTCCATATCGTACTTGTCGATATTCCGCCGGAGCTCGCCTGCGATTTTCTCCTTGAGGCTCATATACTCCTCTTTTGTTACGCCGTATTCCATCTGGACGTCCTCATCCTGATAGCCGATAACGGCATCCTCGACATCCTGCAGGTCGAAGCGGTACTGCTGTTCATAATAGGCGTCAAACAGTTCACTGAGCGTAAGCGGGAACGTATACTCGACACCGTTTACGGTGCGCACGATCTTTGTTGTTGCGAATTGTTCCATGGCTGCCTCCTATTGAAAGATTCTGAATGCGAACATCGTATCTTCGAGACACGGGAGCACGGACTTATAATTTCCGTCACGCATATAGCGGAGAAGATTCAATACCATGACGATATCCCCATTATCGAAGAAATCTCTGCGCTCTGCGGTCCCCTTATGATCATAGCTTGTGACGATAATGCCGCAGTCCACACGCTCGACTTTGATAAACCCGCCATTGTTGACTTCGAGTATCATATCTTCTCCTCCTCAAGAGGTTTTGCGAGACTGTACAGGTCGAAGAAGCCCTCGTTTGTTACGACCTCCCAATCGGGATCGCTGGAGTCGTAGTTGAAAAACGGAGCCTCAGTAACGACGACCGGGAAAACCATACCGCCAACGTTTCCGAATAGTCTGTCACCCGGCTTCAGGGCGAAGAACTCCTCCTGCGAAATGCTTCTGACTGAAAGAATGTCGACCATGATTTCTCCTTTCTGATACACAATGCTCTTGATTGGTGGCCCCTCAGGGACTTGAACCCTGGACCCTCTGATTATGAGTCAGGCGCTCTGACCGACTGAGCTAAGGAGCCAAATGGCAGAGGCAGCTGGGTTTGAACCAGCGAATCACGGAGTCAAAGTCCGTTGTGTTACCGCTTCACCATGCCTCCATAGAAAACCAACCCGGAGCGGTCTGTACTCCGGGTTGGGTGAAAAGGGGTGGATCGTGCGGGATTCCCACACGTTTCGGCGGGCCATGGTCTTTCGACCAGCCCTGAATCACAAAGGATCGCTTTTGGAAAAATACGCGAAACACGGTGAAGACAGATATGTGACCAAGCTTTGTGATTCCATGGAGTCACAAAGCTTGGTCACA